TGCCCGTCCTGGGCGTCCTGGGAGCCCTGGGAGCCCTGTTGCCCGTCCTGGGCGTCCTGGGAGCCCTGGGAGCCCTGTTGCCCGTCCTGGGCGTCCTGCGGGGGTGCCTTGGGTGCCAGCATGCTTTCCATCGCGACCAGTCGGTTCGCGAGTAAATGCACCTCTGCAGTGGACTTGCAGCCTGGCAAACCCGCTAGCGCGACATCAATCAGCTGCGCCACGTCGACCGACAGCGAAGCGCGCAATGCCCCTGCGGTCGGGATCGAATAGCCGTTGGCGACGCGTCCCAGGATGCACGCCACGTAAGGCGCGTTGAGCAAGTCGGCACCGATCGCGGCGCCATGGCTATCGGCCAAAGCTTCAAAGTGCAGGTGATTAGCCATATTGCCCAACACGGTGCGCAATGCGGGAAAGGCGCCGGCTTTAATCTCGCGCGCCTCAATGCGGACATCTTCCAACGCGTTGGTCCAAGCCTGCACGCGCGGTCCATCGGCACAGGCGCGGGACCAGGCGTCGCGGTCGGTATGCAGGACATGGCAGCATTCATGCGCGATAAAGGCCACCAAACGATCCGCCTCTACCCGGGTCAGCATGGCGTCGGGTGGCAGTGACGGCATGTCTAGCCGCACTTCGCGGGTATCGCTGGTCCAAGTGACGGCAGCGGTCGTACCGCCTTGCGTAGTCACTTGGATGCGACGGCGCATGCGGCCGCCGCGCAATGCGAGGATCTTTTCTGCGGTCTCGCGTGCCGCTGAGAAAACTTCGATGTAGCGAGGCATGATTTGGTGTCTCCGATCGTGTCTAGGCTCTTCAGTACCGGCACTCACCGGTAGACGCGGGCGCACGGCCCGCGTTTCGCCTTAGTAGCGCCGGAAAGCGGGGTGCGGGTTATCGGAGAAATCGTCCGCTGCCGAACGCCCGGCCGGTGTCGGGTTGACGATCGCCGGATCGGCCGGGGCTGGCGTGCTCGGGTTTAAAGCGGCCTTTACCTGTGCCTTGTCGTAAGCGAGCAGGCACTGTTCGCGCAGTGCTTCGACATCCTGTTCGGCGGCACAGTTCAGCACGGCAGCTTGAAACGCCTCTTCGGCGTCAATGCCATCGGTGAGCAATTCCGCCCATGAGAGCAACCGCCTAAGACCGATCCCATGGCTCAACGTCTGGCTATCGGCCGCAGCCCTGGTCACGCTGGCAGCCGAGACCAGCAACGTAGCCAATTCCCTGGTGCAGCCGGTGTAGCCCACGATCACGTCGGCTTCGGCATCGGGCGCCATGTAATCGACCTTCACGCGCACGCCAAAGCGATCTAAAAACGCGGCATTGAGCCTGTTCGTGTCGGTATAGCCTCGCCGTGCGCCGCCACCGGTCCCGTTGGTGTTGTCGGTTGCGATGAAGATTACGCCCGAAGCAACGCATACTCTTTGCCCGGTCTCGGCAATGAACAGCATCCTGTTCGCCAGGACGTTCTGCATGACGAACAATGCGCCGGCCCGGGCAATCGAGGGCTCATCAAGGCAAATCACGCAACCGGGCGTTTTAATCGCCCTGGTCAGCTGCCCGTCTTGCCAGGTCACGCCACCATCGCTCGCCGGCACTGTCATCCCGACCAGTGTCGCGGCATCGGTGCCGGCATCGCAGCTGATCAAGGCGAACGGCCGGCCGGTCTTGGCGGCCAGCTGTTGCGCAAACTCGGTCTTACCGGTGCCTGCGGGACCATAAAGCATGACGTTGCGCCCCCGGGACAGCTGGACCAACGCGGTCTCGGTTTGGGGATGCGGCCAGAGGTAGCGATCGTTGACCTTTGGCGTGTCGGGATGCGCGCCATCCCACAGTTGGGTCTCGCGCTTGCCCATGGCGCCGGAAACCCCAAACAAGCCGTGCCAGGTGCCTTGCTTGCCGGTCGGTTTGGCGTGGGGGACCGCTTGTCCTGAAACGGGACCAGCCACCGGGACTTCAACCGGCACTTCAACGCGCACTTCAACGGGTGGCTTGTGCGCTTCGCGGACCAGTTCCCGGAGCCGGTCATCGAGCGCGGCAAACCCGCCGGTGATGATCAAACCCCGGATCACTTGCACTTCGGTTTCGATCGCGTCGGGCGCGATGGTCTCGGTCTCGTCAAGGGGCTCAATGGGCATGGGGGGCTCGATTTCCTCGGCAGGCTTGGAATATCCGCAGGTGCCTTTGCACATGTTCGGGCACTTTTGACGCGTGCCGAAACCCAAGGCGCAGAAACTCTCATCCTCGCGTGATTGTGGCGTGATGCCGCAGGGGCTTGGTGGGGCTTTATTGTTTGCGGCGGCAATTGCGCCCTGATAGATGGCGTCGGGGTTTTCCCCTAGCGTTTCCAAGGCTTTATAGAGGTTGTCCAGGGATAATGAGTTGACGAGCCGGCCGTTGAGCACGGTCGACGCCTGCGGATGGTCCCGCAAGGCACGGCGCAGCGCGTTGCGCGCTACGTGGGAGGGATAAGCCATTGATCAGGTGTCCTTTTCTCGGTGTGTAGGCTACGTGGTGTCGTGTCGTTTGGGCATTGGCCCAACACGGATATAGACTAGACACGCAACAAACACCAGAGGGACCAATGGCACGCACACAACAAATCGGTGAGGTATCGCGCGTCGGTGGGTGGCGTGGCTCGCCGAACAGCATCGCCGCGCTAGAGCGCTACCAGGTGCGGTACCCCGAGCAACCGCGCGTGCCGTGGCGTCACGGCCGGCAGGTTGCTGGCGAGGGTTTCGGACGTGGCGAGCGGCGATATCTTTACCGGCTGGAATATCGCGGGTTGCTGCCGTTGGAGCTTCTCGCGCTGCCGTGCTGGCGACGCCTTACCGATTTTCCCACGCCACAACGATCGCCTATGCGGTTGGCGCTGCTACAGGCATGGGACAAGCGCCAGGCCGAACCGTTGTATTGGGCGCGAGTACAGCGACAAGCGCTGGCAATGGTCCCCGAGCCGGGGGACGGCCGGCCGCGACGTTGGGCATGGTACCTGGTGAACGTGTGATGAAAGCGCGCGCCAGGACCAGGACCAGGACCAGGGGACCAACGAGGACCAACAAGCCGTTGGTCCGGGACCAGAGAAAAACCAACACCACAGGTTTGTCCTCGTCATTGTCGGAGGACAGTGGAAAATCAATGGGTTATGGGGTATCAGAGTACCTAAAATCGATAGTCTCCGACCCCAAAGCACCCGCCGCAGCAAGGGTCAATGCTGCCAGGACCTTAGCTGAAATGGATGGTCAGATTGGCCGTCACCAGATTGTCCCGGAGCGGGACACGCCATCGCTCGCCACGCTGTCGCGTGATGAGCTGATAGCCGAACTCGAACGGTTGCGCACGGCTGTCGACCTCGGCATCGTGTCCTAAGCCCTTGTTATCACTGGTCCCGCGTCTTCCTGTCCAAGGAAGCACGGGACCAGTCCGACCGGTCCGGGACCGGCACGGCCCCAGGGCTTCCGCCCCCCTGGGGGGTCCCCGGCCGCGGCCGTTGAACCCGTGACTGCTTTTCCCACCAAGTCGCGGTTTGGCTATCTTCGGGTCGGCTATCTTCGGGTCGGCTATCTTCGGGTCGGGTCGGCTATCTTCGGTAACCGGGACCGTAGCGTTTTAGGCCCCGGATTTCCGCCATATCTGCCCACTATACGCGCGCGCGAGGCCCGCATATTTTTCGGCCCGGCGGGGGCACTTATCCCCGCTATCCACCGGTCTATTCTAGGGGCTCGGGCGGCCCCCGCTCCGGCCGGTTGGCGTCTGGCGCGGCGGTTTCGGTCGGCACCCGTACTCCCGGCGCGGTCGGGCGATTTTGCACGCTTACCCGCGCTTTATACCGCACTTCTTGTCTTTTGTAGCGTGTCGTGCGTAGTGTTGTTTCACGTGAAACACGCGACACGGGGGCGCACGGGCCTGAAATGGCGGTGAACGGCACGCACGCCCCGCTTCCCGCGCCCCCCGCGCGGCAGTTCTCGTTTGCCGACTTTCAGCTTCATCACCCGTCTTCCCCGCCCCCCGGCGACCGTCTCGACGGTGAACTCGCCCGCACCGATAAAGCCCTGCGCGAAACCCTCGCCTGGGCCGGCGCCAGCCTCAATTCCGATGGTTCCCTGCGCCCCGCCACAGTCGGCAAAACCCAGCTGATCCCTGGGCTTTTCGACGATATCGTGACCACCGCTTCGACCCGCGTCGAGGGCCTCGTCGAGAGCGCCCTGGCGGCGTCCGCCCAGACCGCCGCCGCTGCCGCCGGCGCCGGTGCCGCGGCTGCCGCGGCCGAAGCCGGCAACGCTTCGGCCCAGGATGCCGCCGCGCGGTCTTCGAGCGAGGCGCAGGACGCGGCGAGTTCGGCCGCCGATGCCGCGGCATCGGCCGCGGCGGCTGCCGCCAGCGCCACCGACGCCGGCAATTCCGCCAACCATGCCGATGGCGTCGAGGCTTTGTGCGAGGATTATGGTCTCGTCACCCAAGCCTGGGCCGAGCACATGCCGGACCCGATCCCGCCCAATATCCTGGCGGTGATGGGGCTCACCGGGGACCACTGGTCCTCGCGCTGGTGGGCCAACCAGGCCGCTGAAATCTTTGACGTAAACCACGTCGGCCCACCCGGCCCGACCGGTGCCACGGGGCCGATTGGCCCGATCGGGCCGGGCGGCGGCGCCACCGGCCCGGCGGGTCCGCAGGGTCCTGCCGGCGCCACCGGCGCTGTCGGTCCTGCGGGCCCCCAGGGTCCGCTCGGCCCGCAGGGGCTGCAGGGCGTGGCGGGCCCAAGCGGCGCTACGGGAATTGCCGGTGCGACCGGGGCCACCGGCGCGGCCAGCACGGTGCCGGGACCGATCGGGCCGACGGGGTCGAGCGGTGCGACTGGCGCAACGGGCGCAACCGGCGGGGTGGGACCGCAAGGCGCGGCGGGGCCGACCGGGGCCACCGGGGCGACCGGCGGGGTGGGACCGCAAGGCGCGGCGGGGCCGACCGGGGCCACCGGGGCGACCGGCGGGGTGGGACCGCAAGGCCCGGCGGGGCCGACCGGGACCACCGGGGCGACCGGGGCGACCGGCGCGGCCAACATGACCGGCATGGTCGCCGGGCAGATCCCGATCGCGGCGAGCGCCAATACGGTCACTTCAAGCATCCCGACATCGACCTTTGCGCCGATCGCCAACCCGAACTTCACCGGTATTGTTTCTGTCGCCGGCTTTAACGCGATAACCGCTGCCAGCGGGAGTGTCCAGCTTTACGATGGCGCCGGTAACGTATCTTTTCTTTCAGGTAGTGGAACTAATTTCTACCGTAATACCCAGCATAATTTTCAGTCGATCAATGGCGCCGCCTCGCAGTTGACGATCGCCAGTACCGGGACCAGCATTGTCGGTACACTTGGCGCTACTGGACAAATAGGTACTTCTTTTGGCTTCCAGGTCCGCGCAGGCGGGGCCGGACCTTCTCGCCCGAACTCCTTTAGTATCGACTGGGCACCCGGTGCAAATCTGTGGATCGACAGCACCAATATGGGCACCTTTGCCTTTACCTGCGATTACCGGATCAAGGCCAACATCGCGCCGCTCTTCTCGACCTGGGACAAAGTCAAGGCGTTGCGCCCGATCAGCTACACGATCAAGGATTTTGGCGAGCTGTATCGGGCCGAACCCACCGAACGCTGGGGTTTTCTCGCGCACGAGCTGCAGGAGACGCTGCTGCCGAGCGCGGCGAGCGGGCACAAGGACGCGCCGAACCTTATCCAGTCGCCCGATCTGATGGCGGTGATGGCGTCTCTTGCCAAGGCTTTACAGGAGGCCATGGCGCGTGTTGAAGCCCTGGAAGCCCGGTTATGAGCGCCCCTCAACCACAGCCGCCGAAGCCGCAGTATTCGTTCACTTCTTTTCAGGTGAGCAACCCCACCGCGCCGCCGCCCGGGGACAAGCTCGACAGCGAGCACGCGCAGACCGCCAAGGTGATCTCGGATGTCATCGCCTGGGTCGGGACCAGTCTTAACTCGGATGGCTCGCTCAAGGCTGCCCCGAAATCCGACCCGACCCCGGTCGCCGGGGCCGACGGCACGGCTCTAGCCAGCGACTACGCGACCCTGGCGGGTGCCTGGGCCGAGCACATGCCGGACACCATACCGCCTAATATCCTGGCCTCGGCGGACATCACCGGTGATCACTGGTCCTCGCGCTGGTGGGCCAACCGGGCGGCCCAGCAGGTGTCGAACTGGCAGAATGCCTTGCCTCCGGCGCCAACCAATACCGCCCGCTATGTCTATCTCGCCAGCCTTAACCAGACGGTTTTTCAAGGCCCTGACCGCAACGCCAGCACCCTCGCTTTCGACCCTACCGTTCCGCAGCGCACCCAGGTCTTTCGCCGCGGTCTGCTGCTGACCCCGACCGACGACTACAACGAGACAGTCGCCAACCAGATCACGCTCACCCAGCCGGCCGCATCCGGCGACATTGTGCAGATCTTTGTTTTTACGCTGCCGCAAGCCTTTAGCCCGCCGCCTTTTACCGGGTCCGGCGGCTTTACCCCGCCCACCGGGGCCAACTACCTGCTCCTCGTCCAGGCATCGGGTGGCGCCACCATTACCCTTGGCAACGGTCGCGTCGTCGGTCAGCTGGTCACCATCAAGGACGCCCTCGGCAGTGCCGGCAGCAACCCGATCATCGTAGCGGCGGGAGCGACGATCGATAACAACCCGACCTACACCTTGATGTCGGATTTTGCCTCGGTGACGCTGATCTGGCTCGGAACCTTGTGGGGTACGGTATGACCCGCATTGCCGCGATTTTGCTGGTTTTTCTGGCGGGGTTGGCCGTTCCCGCGGGCGCCCAGAATTTTGGCAATATCCCGCCGGGGACCGTGCTCGGTAATCCCAGCACGACAGCAAAGCAGCCCGCCCAGCCGATACCGTCAAACAATGTCGTGACCCCGGCCCAGTTCAAAGTTGCCGCGGACCCCGACGATACAAACTCGATCATCGCGGCGCTTGCCACCTGTCATTCCGTGGAGCTGCAGGCAAACGTTACCTACACTATCAGCAAGCCGCTGCCGCTCTGCCCTGGCGGCAAGCAGCAGGTGTCTGGGCATAGCGGCAGCGTCATCAAGCTCGCGGCGACCTGGGATGCGACGCAGCACACCCCGTGCTCGGCGGCGAGCGACAGCGCGACCTGGCGGCCGGTGTTCTACAATCCGAACTGCGGCGGCGCGGTCCATAATTTTGTCGATAAGAACATCTATTTCAGCGGTTTTACGATCGATGGCTCGGCGGTCGCCGTGCCGACCCTCGGCCAGACCGTCGCGATCTTTCTGCGTAATGCCCAATACGTCGGCGTCGACAAGATCACTTGTATCGGTTTTGCCGATTGCACCGCCATGCTCGCCAGCCAGTACACGACGGTCACCAACAGTATCGCCATCGACAACATGAACTCCGGGTTCGATTTCTGGGACAGCCCGCTGGATGCCACGGTCGCCTTTGACACCGTAATGTGCACTGGCGCGACACAAGCCGGTCAGTACGGTTTTAACTTTAATTCCTCCGACACGCTCGCGACGCATCCAGGGGATGGCGTCAATTACCTGTCGGTCGGCAACAAGGCGGTCGGTTGCGGGACGGCGCTGGATATCGATCCCTTGTTTGCGGGCGGCACCATAATCGGCGTCGTTGTTTCGGATTTTGTCGTCGATGGAAGTTATGGCGGGCGGGGGCAAAAGAGCGGAATTACCGTTTGGGGCAATGTTGTCGGGGCGACGCTTTCCAACATCCTGGTGCAGAACCTTGTCGACGGCTATGCGCTTACTATCGATCAGAACAGCGCGTCAGTACCCGGGGTCTTTCCCCACGCCATTACCGTCCAGGGCCTGAAAATCCTAAATTCCTCCAATCTGACCATCAACGACGCGATGATCACCGTCAAGGAAGGCGGTTCCGCGACCGGCACCGACCGGGTCACCGGTGTCACGTTTGGCCCGGCATCGTATTATCCGGCGGGAGCAAACCGCTTTCAGTACGCGATTGACGCGGATACCACCGGCACGGTCATCGAGGGCCAGTTCCCGACCTCCGGGTCGCTGGGCCTGGCGACATCCTATGCCAACAAATACCCCAACATAATAAACCTGAATTACGACCAAGCAACGGCGGGCGCCTGTGGCACAGCCCCGGTTGTCAGCGGGATTAGTGCGCGCGGCGCGGTGCAGATAGGAACCGGAACGGTTACCCAATGTACTGTCCTGTTCGGCAGTCAGCGGGTATTTGCCACCCCGCCGGTGTGTACGCTCACGCCATCCATCAATTCGACGGTGACGACACCGTTCCCTGGCACTGTTGCTGTCGCGTCGACTATTCAGGGGATAAATCTTTACAGCTCGGTGGATATGCACGGCTACGCCTTCAATTGGCAATGCAGCCCGCTGTAATTGGGGAGTTCTGAGGATGGCTGTCGATCCTGAAACCGTTACTTTGATGAGCACCTACCGGGTCGGGTTTCTGCCGCCCAAGTCCGGCAGTCTTACCGCGGGCGAGATTTACATCGAAATTGCCTCGCCCGACGCGCCTGCCGCGCCACGGCTCTGGCTTGGCACACCCAAATACACCGAGGCTTCCGGTGATATCGCTCTCGTCATTCCGGCAAACTCGGCCCCGATCAACCTCGCTGTCCCTCACGTCTACCAGGAGGGCGCGCAGATGGTCTGCACCATGGGCGAGTGGGTTGGTGAGCCAACCGAGTACCACTACCTCTGGCAGATCGATGGCGCTGATGCCGGCATCGATGACGCGCGCTACGACATCATGGACCCCGATGATGTCGGCAAGACCATGACCTGCGTCGTCAGCGCGACAAACGCCAATGGCTCGGCCGATGCGCCGCCGTCGAACGGTGCTGTCGTCGAGACCCCGGTTCAGGAGACCAGCCATGCCCAAGAAAGAGAAAGAGAAAACTAGTCACCACACGGCAGTGCGCCACTCACCGCGCGTCCCGGCGCATCACGACGCGATGCGTGAGGATACAGCCGCCCCGGAAGCCCAGGCCGAGCCGACCCCGCAGGCGGTTTCGGCCCCGCCGCCGCACCCGGGGATGAATGTCTTTCGGGTGCTCAAGCAGTCTTTCCGCGAGTATCATAGCGGGCCTGGCGCGACCTTTACGGTGGCGACGCCTGCGGGACAAGCGCACACCGCGACCCTGGCGATCTCCGGGACCATCGATGTCGACCCGACGGTACTGACCTTGCCGCCGACAGTCTCGGTGAGCGTCAACCAAGGTGGCGCGGTTGTCGCGACCCGTGCGGCACCCGTCACGCCAGGCAGCCCCGGGACCTATACGACGACCTTTCCGGCTAACACTCTCGTCGCCGGGGCCGCGACCGCGACGGGCTCGTCGACCGTCCCGCTGAAGACCGCCACGACACCGCCTTTCACCCTGACGTGAGCTATGTCGCCTGACGTTGAACGTTACGAACTGGTACTAAAACGCCTGATCGCGGTCACCGAGGCCGAGACCTCGATGCTCGCCTTTACCCGCTTGATGATGCCGGTCCCGGCCCACCCGGACGACCCCGATTTTTCGCGTTACGAGGCGCAGCGGTTTCATCGGGTTATCTGTGTCGCCCTTGAAGAACTCGAAAAAGGCGAGAAATTTCGCCGTTTGATCATCAATTTGCCGCCCCGGCACGGTAAAACCGAGTTGGCGAGTAAGAAATTCCTCGCCTGGGTGGTCGGACGAAACCCGGCAAAATCGACCATTTTTGGCACTTATAACGAGAAATTCAGCCAGGATATCGGCCGCGCGGTGCGCGATATCATGCTGTCGCAGCCTTACGCGCAGGTTTTCCCCAATACAGTCCTGAAAAGTGACAGTAAAGCCTCCGACCGGCTGGAAACCACCGCCGGCGGTATTCTTGCTTTTGTCGGTCGCGGCGGGACCACCACCGGGCGCGGCGGTGATCTGCTGGTGATCGACGATCCGATCAAGGATCGTATGGAAGCCGACAGTCCGACGATCCGTGACACGCTCTGGACCTGGTTTACCCAGGTCATTGCGAGCCGGCTGATGGATGAGACCGGCCGCATCCTCCTCATCCAGACCCGCTGGCACCAGGATGACCTCATCGGTCGGCTTACTGACCCGCATAACTCCTATTACGACCCGATGGAGGCGCATGACTGGCGGATTATCGATCTGCCGGCGCTCGCGGCCGAGGACAAGGACCCGCTCAAGCGCCAGGTCGGCGATGCGCTGTGGCCGAGCCGGTTTGGCAAGGAGTATCTGGAGAGCCTGCAGCGGCGGGACGTGCGCGGTTTTAGCGCCCTGTATCAGGGTCGCCCCTCGCCGGCCGGCGGGACGTTTTTTAGCGTCGACTGGCTGCACACGTACCGGCCCAACGATCTGCCGGATAATCTGCGTCATTACGCGGCGTCCGATCACGCGGTCGCGCTCAAGCAGGGCTCCGACAAGACCTGTCTGATGGTCATCGGGGTCGACAGCCAGGACAATATCTGGGTGCTCGCGGACCTGATCTGGCGGCACATGACCGCCGAGCAGACGACGGAGAGCATGCTGCGCATGATGAAGCTGCATAGGCCGCTGTTTTGGTGGGCCGAGCGCGGGCATATCAGCAAATCGATCGGGCCTTTCCTGCGCAAGCGCATGCTGGAGACGCACACCTTCTGCAGTCTCATCGAGATGCAGCCGATCGCTGACAAGCAGACCCGGGCGCAGTCGATCCAGGGGCGTCTTTCGATGGGTAAGGTGCGGTTCCCCGAGCGCGCGCCATGGTGGCCGGCGGCGCGCGATCAGATGCTGAAATTCCCTTACGATGCGCACGACGATTTTGTCGATACGCTGGCCTATATCGGGCTTGGATTGACCCTCCAGGTGCCGATGGGCGAGCGCCGGGACAGTGACGCCGACCAACCTTCCGAGAACACCTTCGCCTACCTCAAGCTGCAGCGTGACCAGGCCGAGCGCAGTGTGCGTCTGGGTTACGGCGCCGGGGGCTGGTGATGAGTTCCCCGATGATGCCTCCAATGGGGCCTGGGGGACCGCCGACGGGGGTCGGCGGACTGCCGGGGCCGGTGATCGGACCACCTCCCCCGTCATCGGCCCCGGGACTTGTCCCGGGACAGGGTCAGGACCAGGATTTTGTCTCCCGTGAAAAGCCCGATCCCGACGAGCCGCGCAAGAAACTCGTCACCCGCTGGCAGGACCGGGTCAAGCGGGCCAAAAAGCATTGGGAAGCGCCCTTCAAGCGAATGCGCGCGAACATGGAGTTTGTCGAGGGCCGGCAGTGGGAGGGCACCCGCCTCGATCGTAACGCCAAGCGCGACGATCGTTATGTCGCGAACATCTGCATCCGCCACGTCCTGCAGCGCACGGCCGAGCTTTACCCCAACAACCCGACGATGAAGGCTAAGAGCAAGCCCAAGCTGATCGCGCAAACCTGGGACGGCACGATGCAGCAGCTCATGCAGGCGCAGCAGAGCCTCGCGATGGGTCAGCAGAGGGGAATTGTCGACCCCAATGCGATGGCGATCCTGCAGGACGCCGCGATGGTCAAGCGTTTTGCCGAGATGACCGAAAAGGTCGGCCGCACCCTCGAAATCCTCTATGATTACAACATCCAGGAGCAAAATCACTCGTTTAAGGGCGGCATGAAGATGTCGATCCGGCGCGCGATCGTCACCGGTGTCGGCTATGTCAAGCTCGGGTTTCAGCGAGCGATGCAGATGCGCCCGGAGATCGAGCACCGCATCGCCGATATGAGCGAGCGGCTGGCGAATATCGAGCGCCTGGCGGCCGATATGGCCGATGACGAGTTTCAGGACGACAGCGCCGACGCCGAGGAACTGAAGCTGGCGATCCAGGGCCTGACAGGCGAGAGCCAGCTGATCGTGCGCGAGGGGCTGAGCTTTGATTACCCCGACAGCACGGCGATCATCCCCGATCCGCGGTGCCGCACGCTGCGCGGGTTTCTCGGCGCCGACTGGGTGGCGCAGGAATACCTGCTGACCCCCGACGAGATCGAAGAAGTCTACATGATCGATGTCGGCGGCGATTATACCGCCTATGACGAGGACGGCGACGAGACCGGCAGTGCGAACCACTACGCGGCCGGCGGCGAGGATGACGATGACTGCGCCCCCAGCCTCGCCTGTGTCTGGGAAATCTACAATCGCAAGGATGGCAACGTCTTTGTCGTCTGCGACGGCTACTGCGACTTTCTCCAGGAGCCGGCGCCGCCGGAGACCCCGACGACACGGTTCTGGCCGTGGTTCTCGTTTACCCTCAACGAGGGCTATGACGAGAAGACACTCTATCCGCAGTCCGATATCGACCTGTTGCGCGACATGCAGCTCGAACTCAACCGGGCCCGGCAGGGGCTGCGCGAGCACCGTCGCGCCAACCGGCCCAAGATCGCTGTCGCGGCCGGTTTGCTGGAGGAGCCCGACCTCGAAAAGCTGCGCACCCACCCGGCCAACGCGCTCCTCGAACTCAACGCGCTCGCGCCGGGGCAGAAGATCGAGGATGTGCTGCAGGTCGTCCACATGCCGCCGATCGACGCCGCGGTCTACGACACCGCGCCGGTGTTCGAGGACGCGTTGCGTGTCCTCGGGTCGGACCAGGCCGATCAGGGGACTACGTCCGGGGTAACGGCGACCGAGGTCTCGGTTGCGCAATTCTCGCAGTCGACCGATACGACCTCGACGATCGACGACATCAACGATGTGATGACCGAGATGGCGGTCGCGTCGAGCCAGATTTTGATCCTCAACGTCCAGCCCGAGACGGTGACAAAGGTGGTCGGTCCAGGTGCGGTCTGGCCCAGTCTCGACCCGCAGACGGTGGCCGAGAATGTCTGGCTTGAAGTCGATGTCGGCGCTAACGGCCCGCCAAACCGGCAGGAAGATGTGCAGACCCTGACCCAGCTGGTCCCCATTCTGCAGCGTATCCCCGGGATCAGCCCTGAGTGGTTGGCGCGGCAGCTGATCCGCCGCATGGGCGACGATGTCGATATGACCGAGGCTTTTGCCGAGGGCATTCCCTCGATGGAGGCGCTTAATCAGTTGATGGGTCGGCCGCCGCCGGCGCCGTCTGATGGTCCGAACGCGGCCGGTGGACCGGACGGCGCCGGCAAGGGGGCGCCGCGACCGCCGGGGCCGGATGAGGACCCTAGTGCGCAGGCCGCACAGGGTATGACCAACTCGATTACCGGTCCCGGGACCGCCGGGTCGCTCGGGCCGCGAGTGCCACCGATGCAAATCTATGGTTCCAACGGCAATCGGCCAGGCACGGGCGGCGCCCTGCCAAAGGGCGCGATGCGCAATCCAGGGTTCCCAACGCCATGATGACACCGATGGAAGAACAGCAGGCGATGCAGGCTTATGTGCGGCAGCAGGTACCGCCGGCGTCACCGCCGCAGTGGTTGAGTAGCATCTACGGCGCAAGCATGTTGCCTCAAACACCGGGGACGATGTCCGCTGAAGACTATGTGGCTAACCCGCCGGCGGTATCGCCCGCTCGTAGCGTGACAAACCCGGTGTATTTCGCCGGGCAGGATCCTTTGATCTACAGTCAGACGCCGCAAGCTATGGGAAACCAGGACACGGTGATCTATCCGCCGCGCCCGGAGTTTGTGAACACCATGCCGCGAAGCTGGTTTAGCAGTGATCCCTCCATGGGGGGAGCCCCGCAAGACCGTCTCATCCGGGACCAGCGCATCTTGAACATGCAGAACTACAGCCCGGAGACCGGTCAGCCGATCTACCGGGACCGCGATATGAACGCCTTAACGCGGTCAGGTGGTGGAGGTATGTGATGGTCATCGAAATCCTGCTGATCGTTGATCTTTTCTTATGGTTTCTTAGCCTGCTGCCGGTTGCGCCGGTGAGCGGATATACCTGGGCCAGCAGCTGGCTGGCGTGGATCGCGGTGGTGTTGCTGGCGGTGTTCTTGTTTGTCCCGGGACTGAGGTGAGCGCGCCTCCCGATCCCAAGCATGAGGGCACGATCGGCGCGCTGACCGACCTGGGGGGTAAGCTAGTCGGCGCGCTCCCGCCGGTTTTTATAATGTTGGTCGCCCTGAACGTAATGTTCCTCGGTTTAGTGATGTGGTTTCTCGCGGACCAGATCGACCGGCGTACCGCGCTGGTCACGCAGATCGTCACCCGCTGCATGGAGCTTAAGTGACGTGGGTGTATTTCCTCCTGGGCTGGATGGTAGTCCTGGTGCTGATAGCACCGGCGTTGTGCTCGGAGCCCCTGCCTGACGCTGAATTTGATGCGGATTGGCCGTGATGGACAGCCATGATCGCCTGCTCTGGGCGGCGTTTGGCATGGTGGGCATTTTGGTCACTGTCACCGGCCTGCTGGTTTTTGGGAGTATTTTTTTCGCTCCCGGGAGTGATGCGACGGTCAGACAGATGATCGAGGGGCGGATCATCGCGCGAGCGATCGTGCTCTTCCTGATCGTGCCGACGATCGCGCTGCTCTGCCTGCAGGAGAAGATCAGCGGCGAGGCCGCCCTGGCCGCGCTCTCGGCGATCGCCGGGTACATCCTCGGGGGCAGCACCGGGCAGTAGTTTTGTCTCCAAGACACAATTTCTAGACAAGACACCCAACACGGCGCATAAGGGTTTGCGGATCAAACAGGATCGGCAAGACCTGGATGGCCGACGACACATTACCGGACGCACAAGAGGCGCCATCGTCCAGCGCCATTGAGACGACACCGCCACCACCGGCGGGGTCGGACGATACCGCGTCCTCGTCAGACGCTGATCGTAATGCGCCCTCGTCAGGCGACAGCCGCCAGTCCGACCGGGAAGGGCTGCTTGCCGCAGTCAAGAAGGTTGTTGAGACGCGGTCCGAGGAGACGGCTCTCCCCTCTGATGACGCGGAGACCGAACCCGAGGACCAAAGCTCCGGGGACCAGGCAGCGGCTACGGGCCGGGACCAACCCCAGCCGGATACCCAAGCTACCAGGCAGACACCTCCCGAAGACCCGACCGAGGCCGAGCTAAAAAAGCTTCGTCCGCAGACGCGTCAGCGCATCGAGCAGCTTATCGCGCAACGTAATGAAGCCCGTCAGACCGTTGAGAGCCTGCAGCCGGAGCTGACCCAGCACCGGCAGATGCAGGGTTTTCTCCAGCAAGCTCAGCTCGCGCCGGAAGACGTGAACCAGCTGCTCGGGGTCGGGGCGGTTTTGCGCCGCGGCGACTACCAAGGGTTTCTCAACGGCGTCATGCCTTATGTGCTGGCGGCGCAGGAAGCGCTCGGTATTCGCGTCAGTCCCGATCTGCAGCAGCAGGTCGATCAAGGGCTGATCGATGAAGCGTCGGCGCGCGAGCTGACCCGGACGCGGCATCGCGCTCAGCTGGCCGAGGCCGAGCTTCGGAATGTCAACCAGGCAGCGACTGTCACCCAGCAAAACCGTCACACGGAGACCATCCGCAACGCGGTCGATGTCTGGGAGCAGGGTATCCAGCGACAGGACCCCGATTACGCCCGAATAGCGGGTGCTGTTCGCCGTTACGCGCAAGGGCTTCTCCAGGAGCGCGGCTTGCCCCGCTCTCAGGAAGACGCGGTGGCCTTGGTAAAGACGGCGTATGACGAGGTCAAAGCGACGTTTGTCCAGGTGCGTCCCGCACCAAGACCAACGCGGCTCACCCCGTCCAGCATTCATGTCGCAACCGGCACGCCGGGCGCCGAGCCGCGCACCATGAAGGAAGCAGCGGTGATGGCTCTCGCCAACATGAGGCGTGCCTCGTGACGGGGATGACCAGCCATGGCCTTCACGGCAGGCGAAATCGCGAATATCGCTAACGCATCACTGGATTTTTACTACAACAAGGGGGACACGTTTAAGCAGTCGATCCAGGCAAAACCTTTACTTCGTCTTTTCGAGGGCAGCGCGAAATCCTTCCCCGGCGGCAAGGGTAACATCAGCCTGGCGGTAAAGGGGGCTTACGGCGCGGGCGGCGTCAACGATCACGTCGTTGGCTACACCCATAACGATACGGTCTCGTTTTACACGCCGGCCAATATTCAACGGGTGAACTACCCCTGGCGTGAGCATCATATCGGCTTGACGCTGACCCACACCGAATTGAAGATCGACGGCATCAGCGTTACCGACGACGGCGGTAACGGTGAGACGCTCTCCAACCACTCGGACCGTGAGGTAACGGTCCTGGTGAACCTCCTGCAGGACAAGCTGGAGGATTTTGGCGAGCAGTACGCCCGCAGCATGAACAATCTGATGTGGGGCGACGGCACGGGGGACGCAAAAGCCCTGGCCGGGATGCAGGCGATCATTGCCGCGGTCCCCAACACCGGGACCCTCGGGGGCCTGGCCCGCTCGACCAATACCTGGTGGCAAAACCGCGCGGCCACGGCTGCTTTTGGCACGGCCGGCGGGCGCGGGGCGATCACTTCGGCGGCGACCAATGGCGGCGCGCTGCTGCAGTTTTTGCAGCAGGAGTACCGCCAGCTGATCCGCTACGGCGGGCGGCCGTCAAAGTGCCTCGCCGGCAGCAGCTTTATTTCGGCAATGGAAGTCGAGCTGCGCGCCAACGGCAACTACACGATGACCGGCTTCACCGGTCCCCAGGACGGGTCGATGGGGCAGCTCAAGTTTATGAACACGACGATCGAGTACGACCCGACGCTCGACGATCTCGGTTTTGCCAAGCGGGCCTACTGGTGGGACCCGCGGCATATCTACCTGATGAAGCAGGACGGCGAGTGGGACCACCGGTTCACGCCGGCGAGACCCTTCAATCAGTTTGTCATGTACAAGTCGATGACCCACACGGGTCAAATCGTTGCGCAGCAGGTGAACTCGGCGCTCGTCGTCGAGATCGCCTGAAACGCCGGGGGCTGGTCCCGAGTAGTCACCCTGCGGGACCAGCCTCCGATCTCACCCAATGAAGGGAAAGATCATGCCGTCAAAATCCAAGGCGCAGTCCCGTCTGATGCACGGTGTCGCATCGGGCGGCATCAAGGGTTCCGATGTGCCGAAATCGGTCGCCCGGGACTATGTCGCTGCCGATAAGGGACGCAGCCAGGCCAAGCTTCCCGAACGCAAGGCCCCGCCGCGGCGAGGAGGCTACTGATGCCCGCGTTTCATCTTCTGCGTTGCATGATCGCCCTTGGGGGTGACCAGGGCAATACGGTCTACCGCGACCGCTCGCGGCCGATCGCCTTCCCCGAGCTGCCGATCCTGCAGTTTATCCACGGCGAGGATGCAATCACCGATATCCATGTCGTCGGCAGCTGGGAAGCCACCAACGACGAGGTTCTGGCGCGCGTTCAGCTAATCTACACACCGGAAGTCGTGCAGCAGGTCTATCCCGGCGCCCGCCCGCGGTTAGACCTATCCGACCCGTCGATCCCGCCTTGCACCTTGCCGATCTATAAGCCGCGCCCGGTGCTCCCCGACAGCCCGGACCCGCGGCTGCGCCCGCTCGATCAGTTCACCATGGCACCGACGCCCGGCGCCCCGGTGCTCGACCCCCCGCCGCTTCCGGTGGAAGACGAGCCGACCGCGGACGAGATCGCCGCGCACGCGCAGGACGAGGAGGACGAAGACTTTGGGCTGGTCGCCCCGGTGGTCCCGGACCAGGTGATGCCGCGCCCCGAGGACCTGCCGCACATCGTTCGCGACACGCACAACCGGGGTTCGTCACGCCGGGCGTCGGCCGCGCGGGCGCCGTCGACCGTGCCGGATGTCAACGCCGGCGGCAGTCATCCCCCGGATCATGTGCAGAACTACGGGGGGTAAGCTGTGCCTAAGCAGCTGAGCGACATGCTGACGGATTTGCGCGCCGAACTCGGTCACTCGACCAATGTCGCGCACGGCATTAACGATCGCGACACGCTGATCTATTACCTCAACCGGACGCAGATACAGCTTTACCAGGACTACGACTGGCCGCAGCTGATTGTCGATCGGGATATAGATTTGGCGGACGGGCAGCGTTACTACCCTTACCCGGTCGATCTCGCTTTTGACGATATCGAGAAAATCTGGCTGCTCTACAACATTACTCCGGTCTATGCCGAGCTGCTCTACGGCATCGGCCCCCAGCAGTTTGCGATCTACAACTCGGATATCGGGTTTAAGGCATGGCCGACCGAGCGCTGGATGCACCATGCCGACGACAACACGTTCGAGCTGTGGCCGGTCCCGGACAGCAACGCGACCGCAGCGACCGGCCTGGTCCGGCTGCGCGGGACCAAGACTGTCACCAAGATGGTCGCCGACGCTGATGAAAGCACGCTGCCCGACAACCTGATCGTGCTCTTTTCCGCGGTCGAAATCCTCCAGCGCGACGATGCCAAGGACGCCGCCCTGAAGCTTACTAAGGCTAACGAGGCGATGCGGCGGCATCGGGTGCGCCAGTTTAGCCATAAGAAGCACCCGGTCGTCATCGGCGGCGGTGGGGGTGACGCACAGTCCATGCCGAGCCGCTATCCGGTTCTCGGGCTTGATTACATCCCACCCGGTTATGGCAGCGGCCCGGTTCGCTGATGGCTAAGGTCTTCTCGATTGTTGATTTCAAGGAAGGGCTTGACGTTCGCAAGACCCCGCTCACTGCACCGGGAGGGAGCTTGCGCATCCTCGAAAATGCGGTGCTCAATCAGGGCGGCGAGATCGAGAAGCGCCTCGCTTTTGTCCCGATGACGACGATCCCGGCCGCAGCAAGTCGTGGCGTGGCGACCTATTTGATCGGTCACGATCACGAGCTGCACGCCTTTGGTGTGGGTTTTGGCGATGACATCCCCGCCGGCAGTCTGCCGGTGCCTATTATCTGGCACCCGCTCGTTGCGCCGCCGGGCGATACAATTACCCAAATCCTCGATGTCGAACCGTTTGACGACAAATACTTTGTCTGCGCGCGCGGCTCCAGTATCACCAACTATTGTTATTACGACGGTAACCTGGTTTTCGAGGCTGACACCACGACGTTAAGCAGCGGTTCCTACGCCCGTACCTGGAAGGCGAAGATGTACCGGGTCGACGGGAAGTATTTACGCTTTTCCGGGGTCAACAACCCGGCACAAAACGATCCTTCATCGGTTACCGAGCCGGGCGCCGGTTTTATCAACATGGCGCTCAACGACCCGGATGGCGAGAACCTGGTAAGCATGGAGATCTTTTACCAGAACATGGCGATCATGGCCGAGCTTGGGACCCAAATCTTTAACCTCGACCCTGACCCGACCAAGGACACGACATCGCAGATCTTGCGCATTGGCATCGTGGCGCCGCGCAGCATCGTGCAGTTCGGTACTGGGGACGTGCTGTTTCTGTCGGCGACCGGGGTGCGCAGCCTGAAGGCGCAAACCCTATCGCTTGCGGCCGGCGTCTCCGATGTCGGCTCGGCGATCGACCTCTTGCTGGTCCCGCTGATCCGCGCCAACCCGACGCTTGTCGCTTCTGCCGACGCTATCGTGCAGCCGATCCAAGGGCGCTACTGGCTGTCGATCGGTGACACGATCTACGTCTTGAGCTACTTCCCGGCGGGACACATCACCGCCTGGTCGACCTTTGATCCCGGCTTTACCGTGCAGTGCCTCGCCGTGGCGAACCAGAGTGTTTACGTCCTCGATAATGCGGGGAACATCTACCTTTACGGCGGGACGACAAACGACCAGTACGACAGCTGCAAGGTGACGATCCGCACCCCGCATATGAGTGCCGACCGGCCAACCGAAAATAAGCGCGTCCAGAGTATTGACGTGATGTGCCAGGGCCAGTGGACGGTCAACATCGGCATGCTGCCGAACAATACCGAAGCCTTCGAGCTGTGCGCCACGGTCCAGGACAATACCTTTGGGCTGCAGTCGATCCCGTTTGCCGGCTACGGCACGCATATCGGTGTCCACATGGAGCACCAGGCGCCGGGACCAGCACTCCTGGCGGCCTTGCATCTCAATTTGCAGGAAGGGGTGACGAAGTGAGTGTTGAGAGCCAGCCCGTCACCCCTGCCGCGCTCAAACATATCGTCAGCAATCTGCGGCCCCGCGACCGGGCGGAAATCTTTGCGCTGCGCTGGCATGACGACGAAGACCAGCTGGTCTTTGAGCTGTGCCAGGTTGCCGGCGATTTGTGGAAGCTGTGGACGCTGGACGGTGAACCGGTCGCGGTCAACGGGGTGGTCCCGGTGCGCCCGGGGGTGGTCATCGCCGGGGCTTTTGGGACCAATAAATGGCGCTCGATCATCCGGCCGATGACCCGATGGTCCCTGGATTTTGTCATCCCGTGCCTCAAGGCGTCCAACTATCACCGCGGCGAAGCCTATGTCCTGGCGGCAAACACCGACAGCCGCAGGTGGATCGAGCTGCTCGGTGGCGAGGTCGAGACCTTGCTCCGGGGCTACGGCCGGCAGCGTGAGGATTTTTTGCTTTATGCCTGGGACCTGACCCGGGAAAGGGGGCAGTCATGTGTTTCGGAGGCGGCGGCGGCGGCGGCGGTCTCACCGCGGGCCAGCAAATTGCCATCGCGCAGTCGCAACAACAGCAGCAACAGGCACTGAGCGATCAGCAAATCCAGGCGCAGCGGGATATTGCAGATCAGCAGGCGACGTTTAACCAGCAACAGTATGCCGCGCAGCAGGCGCAGTACCAGCAGCAGCAGGACCAGGCGCAGGCGCAGGCCGACCGGCAGTCGACTTACGACACCGGGCGGGCGCAGGCGCTCACTGATGCGACCCAGCAAATCGATCAGGCGTTTTCGCGGTTTTCGCCAGCATATTTTGATCAGTATCGCCAGGATTACATGACCCGGGCGACCGATCCGATCGATTACCAGCAACAACAAGCCGAGAAGCAGCTGCACTTTGCGACCGCGCGCCAGGGTATCGCGTCGAGCCAGGCCGCGGTCGACCAGCAGGGCCTGCTCGATGAGACCCGCGGCCGGGCGATCGACGAACAGACGGCCAACGCGCAGCAGGCGGCATCGCAGCTGCAAAACAATGTCGCCAGTGCGCGCGCCAACCTCAGCAACCAGGTCGCCGCGGCCCAGAGCGTCGGCGCGCCGATCGCCGGCAGTACGATCGATGATGTGAACAACTCGCTGCAGACCCAGCGCAACGCGATCTCGGGGATCACCAGCACAGCCGGCGATGTCGCCTCCAGCCTGCAAGCCGTGCCGACAGTCAACACGCTGGGCAACATCTTTGCCAATGTCCTTGGCTCGGGGGGCAGTCTCCTGGGCGGTATCCAATCCAACCAGATCATGCAAAACGTCAACGCCGGGCTCGCCGGGACCAACCCGGGCGGGAACAGTGCGAGGGTCACATAATGTGCGATCCAGTCTCCATCGGTATCGCGACAGCTGTTGGCTCGGCGGCCTCGCTTGCCGGTTCTTATGTGCAAAGCCAGGCGGCCAGCGCCAACCAGAAGGCGATCAGCGACGCGAACACCGCCAACACCCTGGCGCAGAACCAGGGCTTTACCCAGCGTATGCAGGCCGCGAGCGCGCAGACCGCGGCGCAGACCGCGGCGAGCCAGCAGACGCTGCAAGCGCGCAACCAGGCCGCCAACCAGATGCGCGACGCGCAGATGAGCGCATTAAAGCAGTACCAGGACACTCTCTCGGCCGAGAACCAGCAGGCCGACACCTTGCGCCAAACCGGTGACACCGCGGCGCAGCAGCTGCTTGACAAGACCAATGCGCAGCAGCTCGACCAGGCACAGCAGCAGCGTGCGGCGCAGACGGCGGCGCTGGCCGCGCAAGGCGCGCCGCCGGGGCCGACGACAAGCGACCCGTCCGGCGGCACCAATGCGGTCCAGAACGACCTGGCGACCGGCGGTGCGCTGGCCCGGCGCACGGCTGAGGCGGCGACCAATATCCGCAATTACGGCTCGCGCATCGCCGCGGTGGACGCCTATGGCGGCCCGGGTCAGCAAATCGGTTTGTCGATCGCCGATACCGGTTACGGGATCATGCCGGCGCAGCAAGCCGAGACGCTTTTGCGTTCGGGCAGCCCGACGCGTCTGTTGCCGAGCCAAGTCAACTACCAGGCGGCGACCGGTCTTGGCGGGGCGCAGGACACCCTGCTGCAGTCCAAGGGTCAGAGCGCGCTCGACGCCGCCGGCTTGTCCTACGGCAACGCGGTTGATCTCGCCAACCTGCAGCAGTCGAACACGCAGACGATCGCCGGGAATACCGAGCGCCAGAAAGAAGCCGACGCCGCGTACCAGGCGTCACAAGGCAAACTTCTCTCGGGGATCGGCAATCTCGGTCTCTACGGTGCCGGGTATTTTGGCGGCAACCCGCTGAGCGCGGGCGGTACGTTTGGCAGTCAAGGCCCGCTTTTTGGCTCGGCGGCCGATGCATCGATCGCTGCCGGAGGGCCGCCTTTGGCGCCAGGCGGTGGTGGGTTTCTTAGCCGGATTTTCTGAGGATTTAGACGATGCCAACCTTTGATACCGGCAACGCGGCGTGGGACCAGGGGCTGTCCTCGCTGGGTAACGCACTCTTCCCCGACCCGTCGAAGATCGCGCAGGGATACTACTACGGCTCCGAGGCGCGCAAAGCGCAGCTCGAAGGCAACCGGATGATCGATCAGCAGAACGCTGATAATTACCTGGCGCTGGGTCTTCAGAACGGGCGTGTGCCGTCGATGGGATTTACCCAGCCCGGGCAGACCGGGGCGGCGCCGATCCTGGCACCTCCCGCTAACCTGCCGATGACCAGCGGGGGAACAACACCATCGCTCGCGGCGACGGTCGCGCCGCCGATGCCGACCCCGGCGCAGGTCTCCACCGCAGCCGCCAACACCTCCACCAATGTCGCGCCCTACACGACCGGCACGCCACCGGCGGCATCGCCCCCGGCGCCGGGAACACCGGCAGCGCCCAATACGACGACGACGAACGGCCAGGCGCCGTCCGATGATGGGACCTCGGGTGCGCTGCACCCGGCGAGCCTCAACCCGACACCAGGGCAAGGCGGCACCGTTTACGCCGGTCCTGCGGCAGCAAATGGTTCAATGGCGCCGCCGGCCTTTGATCTGGCGAAGTTTGTCTATCTGTCGCAGCGCGCAGGCCGGGACGCGGCGTCGTCGATGGCAATCGGCAAAGCGTATGTCGGGCAGCTTTTCGCGCAGGGACAGATATCAGAGCCGCAGTTCCGCCAGCAGCTCGCCTCGGTCGGCGAGCCGGGGCCGTACCAGACGACGATTTCGGAGCAGGGTCAGACAACGCGGCAAGGGATGGCAAACGCGGGCGCGCTTGCTGTCGAAAACGCGCGCGTGGCGGGCGAGCTGGAAAGGCAAAAACTTGCCGGTGCGCAGACCTTTACCTTTGTCCCCAGCCCAACCGACCCCAGTCAGGGCACGTATATGAATGCCCCGGGGATGCAGGCTGCGGGGGCGGGCGGGGCTGGTGTACCGTCGGCCAACCCGCAGACGGCGGTCACGCTTGTCGAGCGCAAGCCGTACCTCAATGATCAAGGCGGGATCGAAAACCTGACGCCCGTGCAGGCCGGCACCCGGACGGATGTGACCCCGTTGCCGGCGACGACGGATCAGAACACCGCGCAGCAGGTCGCGAAGATCGCGGCGATGCCCCCTGGTCCGGCAAGACAGCAAGCGATCGCGGCTTTTCGCGCGCTTTCACCTGCGCAGACCTACGATCCCGACAAGCAGGCAAAGCAAAACGCGTTTGACTACTCACAGCTGCAAAACATCTACGCGCGGCGCAACACGGGCTGGGTTGGTGCCAACCTGCAAGTCAGCTCGCCGGCTTACTTCGAGCGACCAGCCGAGGACGCGGTCCAGGCGCGCATCAAGAAGATCACCACTCAAGACCCGTATTATGCGGGCCGACCCGATCTTGCGTATCAGCAGGCGGTTAATCAGCTGATCGCCGAAAAGGTCATCGAGAGCCCGGACCAGGTCAATAACGCCCGCGAGCAGGTCAAGAACAACATCAAGACGCTAGGTCTTGCGGGCGATCCGCGCGTGATACAGGCGAATAACCCATTTGCGGGTGGCGTCCAGCCGCACATGACGATCCATTTGCTCAAGCCGTCCCCCGATCAGCCGTCACTAGGGGCGACGGTGACGACACCGCAGCCAGGGGCGACGACGGTCAACCCGGTGACCGGTAACGCTGAGCCGGGGGCGCCTACGACGGGACCAGCCCCCGCAGCCTCCGCAGCCTCCGCAGCCCCCGCAGCCCCGGCGCCAGCAACCCAGCCCCCGGCGCCAGCAACCCAGCCCCCGGCGCCAGCAACCCCGCCCTCGGTCGTCCCGGCGCAACGCATGGTCCCGCATCAACCGCCGCCGCGACCGCCGGCAGCACCGGCAGCGCCCTCGCCGCCGCATATGCGAGGGATGCGCACGCCAGAAGCGACTGGCGCGTCGTTAGGGGCAACGGTGACGACACCGCCGCCGTTTAGCGCAGCGACGCCGCAGCCGGCTGCGGCAGCGGCGGCAGCGCCCACACCCGCCCCACCGGCGGCGAACGCTGCGTTGCCGACGAGAGCACCCTTGCAGACATCCGCGCCTGCCGGGGCGCTGGCCCCGGCGCAGGGTGTTCCTGACGGTACGTTTGTGACCTTGAGCGATGGAACACCGGGCATCGTCAAGGGCGGCTGGGCTTACCGGCGATAGGTGGGGAGCATGGCTTACACTCCATCGGTCCAGGACCTCGCCGACATCGTTAAGCGCTTTTACGCGGCGGGACAGTCGCGCCTGGCCGAAATGTACCCCCCGGCCCAGACGCCGCCGCCACTTCCTAGCACCGACCCGCTGTCGCAGTCCGGGGTCCCGTTTACCAATCAACTGCCACAAGGCTATGACCAGGTGCCTCCTATGCCGGGGGGCGCGCCTTTTGTCCCGACACCCGGAGGCGTCGGTAAGTTCAACCCAGCAACGGGTGTGACTACCCCCATCACCCCCGGCGGCCGTATGGCGCCAGGCCCGGAAACAATCCCTCCGGTGTTGCCGACGCCGGGTGCGCAGACGACCTTTGGCTTTCCCACTCAGCCGGGTTCACCGCTGCAAAGCGGTAGTGCGTATGTGCCCGCGTCTTCCGGGTACGCAAGCGGTCTTCCCACGGCTGGCGGCGGGCGGCTTAGCGACACGGTTGCGCCTCCTGTCGCCGGGCAGCAGCAGCTCGACCCGGGGATGGGGCGGACAGCCGATCTCAGCCTGCCACCGGGTTTTCTGGACGCTTACAACGATGCCCAGAGGCGTACCCGGGGCGCCATTGGTGCTTTAGCACTGCAAAGCGGGGTTTTCCCGGGGCTGCCGACCTCGCTGGGGAGTGCCTTCACCCAGGCGGCGCCGCAACAGGACCAGCCCGCCCCACCTTTACTGCCGCAGCCGCTGGTCGGCGCACCGCTTTCGCTGAGCCGCCGGTTGTCGTGACATGGCCGAAACCCTCGGTTTCACGGTCGACACCTATCAACCGCTGCTAAATCCTGGCAGCATGCAGCCGCCAGCGGCACCGGTGCAGCCGTCGGCTACGCCGAGCGCGCCGAGCGCGCCGACATCGCTTGGTTTTACGGTTGACACTTACCAGCCTTTGGTCGGCAGCACAGCGACCCCCGCCCCGGCGCAACCACCCGCCCCAGCACCGGCGCCATCGTCAACAGCGCCATCGTCAACAGCGCCATCGTCAACAGCGCCGGCTTTCACCGTCGACACGTATCAGCCGATCACTGGACAACAAGCTGCGCCTAGCCTCAGCTCGGTCATCCCGCCCCTGCCGGGGGTCGTGCCGAGCGCGCCGAGCGCGCCGGTCGCGGCCGAGCCACAAAGCGGGTTCTTTAGCGGCTTGTATTCAGGGATGGGCGCAGCGGCGCGGCAAGGCGCGCGCACGGTCTCGGGACAAGCCTTTACCGACCAGCCAGGGGCGCAGCCCGAGCCCGAAAGGGGGTTCTTCAACTCGCTGGGCTATGGTCTCGGCTACTCGGCGCCAACCCTTGCGGCAGGGCTGGCCGGTGGCGCGGCCGGCAGCACGATCGGTGCCGCTGGTGGTCCCGTTGGCGCGGGTGGCGGCGGGCTGATCGGCGCCGGTCTCGGCGTCGGCGCGATGTCGCTCGCGCAGGATTTGGCGCCGGCTTACGACGCCGCGCGGCAGAACGGCATGGATCACGACGCGGCGGTTACCTACGCGCTGGAGCATGGCACCGCAACCGGCGTCATCAGTGGCGCCACTGCGCTGATCCCGGCCCCTGTCCGCAGCGTCATCGGCCGCATCCTCTTAGCGGGTTTTGTGACGCAGCCGGTGGCGGGTGCTGCGGTCCGCGTCGGGGTGCCGGCGGTCATGGGCGAGCCGCTGCCGACGACGCAGCAGCTGATCGAGGGCTACGGTCAGGATGTCGCGACCGGGCTCGGCTTTGCCGGCGCGCATGCGGTGTACAGCCACGCGACGGCACCCACACCGCGTCCCCCACCAGGGCCGGAAGCGACAGCCGCCGCGACGCGGGCCCTGTCCCCGGCCGGGGTTGAGAGCCCGACCGAACGGGTTGGTGCGCCACAACCGCCCCCCGTGGTCCCGGGACAAGAGCAGGCCGCGGCTGCGGCTGCGGCTGCGCCGCCACCGATCGCCCGAGAGGCGCCCCCGGCGGAACCAGCTCCGACGGCAGCTCCGACGGTGGCGACAGCGACGACAGCGGGACAAGAGCAGGCACCGGTCGAGGCGGGTGCCGTGGAACCGCCCGCCGCGACCGGAGAGCGGGCTCCGGCGCAGACAACGCCTTCCCCTCTGTCTGCGCCGGAAGTACCGTCTGCCCCTCCCGAAGCACGACCCATGGAGCCGGGTGTTGACCGATCTGCCACCCCCACCGGAGGACCCACAGGAGAGGCAGCGGTGGGCGAGCCGGCTGCTCCGCGACTGGAGCCGACCGGAGTACCAGAACCTTCTGGGGGCGCAGGAGATCAGGGCGCTCGCGCGCCAGGTGTTGCAGGCGAACCTGCCGCCGTCGAGCCCACCGCGCGAGCCACGCCAGAAACGGGTGCCCCGGCCGTTGCGTCGGGTGAAGCGCCCACGCCTGGTGCCCGGCCAGGCGAACCAGCCCCCGCCGTAGAGCCGACCCTTGCTGAGCAGCGCGCGCATCAACAGGGCTTAAGCGAGGAAATCTCGGGACTGCAGCGACAGCTGAGTGCTGCGCGAGGACAGATTAGCCGGGCTCAAAATGCTGGGGTGGACCCCCCGGCGGGTGCTGTCGAGCGACGTGCCGCGATCAGCGCCCGGATACAAGAGTTAGAGAAAGAATACAGCGCGCTCGGCGAAAGCATCCGTAACCAGCCTTCTGAGGCCGCAGCTCCTACTCGCGAGCCCGCTGCCGCGCCCACCGCGCGCCCACCCGAGGCTTATCTCAAGCTCGATCCGAACATCTCTGCTGCAGATTATGCACGAAGGATGTCAGAGCTGCAGGCCAACAAGCCCCGGCCGATCGATAAGCTATGGCGCAACCCGGAGACCGCGCCGCCAGAGCAGGTCGAGGCCGCCAGGCAGGCCCTGCGGGACTGGAACCGTGAATACCGCCTGGTTTCTAAGAACCAGAAGTTGGCCCTCGAACGCGACAACGCCGCGTACCGGGCGCAGCAAGCGGCGCCGGGTGGCGAGCCGACTGCGCCCCCAGAGGAACCGGTCACAGGACAGCAAACGCCCGAAATGTCCCGTGCCTCGGAGGGCTTGACCACCGAGCCGGATCACGTTGTCCCCAACCAATTTGTCGCCAAGGACGCGCAGGGCGAGGTCGTCGGCAAAGGTCCAACACCCGAGCTGGCGTTGGCTGATGCACGGGGCGAGGCGCCGGCAACTGGTCCCGAGCGGGCTGGTCCCGAGCGGGCTGGTCCCGGGACCACTGAGGAAGCACCTGCCCCCGGACCCACGGAACCCCCAGCTCCAGAAAAACCGGCCACAACCGGTGTCCCGCAGCTCGACAGGCTCCTTGCGGAACGTGAACGGCTGCGCGCTGAAGCAGCAATGTCTCAGAGCCCGGTCCGCCAGCGCTATCTACAGCGGCAGATGGATAAGCTGCGGCAACAGGCCGAGAAGCTCGCAGCGAGCCAGGGCGTCGAGAACCCGCTCGCCGACACGACGGCTGGCGCCGGGGTCGAGGAGCGCCGCGCTGGCCGCAAGCTACCCTTTAGCGGGCCACCCGAGGTCGGCAAACCCAAGGACTTCCTCGATTACAAGTTCAACGACGGGACCAGTGTCTTCCGCTCGGTCTTTGACGAGGCCGGGATCGACCACAATCGCGCGGTCAACATGCCGATCCACGAGCAGGTCGGCATCCTGACGCGGCACATGATCAACAAGTTTGGCTTTCAGAGCGTCAAGGTGGAGACCAGCGGCGGCACCGGCCGGGTCGACCAGAAGATCGCCCGCGACGCGATGCTCGATGCAACGCGCGCGATCACCGACGGCATGGCGAGCCTGGGCCTGCCGCACAAGGCTGCCAGCCTCAACGGCCGGCTCAAGCTGGTCTACGACCCCGAGGGCAAGGTCAACTATTACGGCGCCTATGAGCCCGGCAGCGGGACCATACGGATCATGGGCGGGGCCAACTCCTTTGGGCACGAGTGGACCCACGCGGTCGACCACCTGCTGAGCGAGCGCCTGACCGGCAACCCGACGCAGATGAACAAGCTGCTCTCGCAGTACACGCGCGACGGCAACCTGGTGGTCACCGACAAGGTGCAGGCAGCCTTTGCCAAGGTCATCAACACGCTCTTTTATGACCAAGGCGCGCTGGCGGCAAAGCGGCTGATGCTGGAGCCTTTGGCGGCGAAGACCGATCGCAATGGCAAGCCGACAGCGAGCGCGCTCGAAGCGCAGCGCCAGCTGGCGAAGCTGGAAGCCGGCGGGTCACAGCTGCACATCGCGATGAGCGAGTTCCGCAAAGCCAGCGGCGATGTCCAGCCGGGCAACCGCGGGTACTGGCAAAGCGCCTGGGAGATGCTCGCCCGCGCCCACGAAGCCTACCTTGCCGAGACTATGCAGAATGCCGGGGTCGACCCGCGCGGGTTTGTCATGCCGGACGACGCCTACCGCAACATGGTCGACCGTCAGCTTCAGCTGGCCTACCCCAAGGACACGGCCGCCATCTTCAAGGCGTTTGACGAGCTGCACCAGGCGCTGCGCAACGAGCAGGTCCTCTCGGGTGGCGAGCCGGCGGGGGAGTTCTCCAATCTGGGGATCAGCGACCCACGCTACTGGTCGGTGACCGCGCCCTATCTCGCCGGGACCGCGGAGGGTGCGGCGATGAAACGGGAGAACAACCGCTACAGCAACATGACAAAAATTCTCTACGACAAGAGCCGCCCGGCGCCCGGCGACAACACCTTTAAACGCGGGCTGGCCGATGAGATGGCGTCGGCGGTCTTCTCACTCAAAGGCTTGATCGAGCGGGTGATCAAGCGTGCCCCCGATGCCGCCAAGCAACCAGCCCAGGCGATCCTCGACCGGCTCGCCCCGGCCCCCGGAACCGGGCGCTACACCGGACGGACCTTTGAGGAGGCGCACCGCTTTTATGGCCGCGACTGGGGCCGGCGGTTTGGCGCGATTATGAAAGACGCCGGGCTCGATCCAAACACGATGAGCCCGGAACAGGGCGAGATGCTGCGGCATTTCCTGACCACCAGCGATATCGCCTACCCGATCGATCCGCTTGACCCGAGCGCCGGTTACAAGGCGATCCCGCAGGACATCCAGAAGGCCGGCGGCCGGATGCGCTTTCTGCTCGACGAGATATGGAAAGCCCTGCACGACGCCGGGATCGATGTCGGCTACGCCAAGTCGGGCTACTACCCGCGGCTCTACGACCTGGCAAAGATATCCGCCGACCCGCAGGGTTTCCGGCGCAACGCCGCGGCACTGCACAATTTGATCTTTGACCAGAATGTCGGAACGCCGGGTGACGACCCGGCCAAGCTGCTCGAACAATGGACCGGGCTCTCCAAGGAAGACCGTCAGATGGCCGACCCGGGGCTCGCCGCCAACATGGCCGAGCTGCAGAAGAACCTGCGCCAGCAGGCCGCGATCGAGCAAAACCCCAACCCGACCCCGGCCGAAACCGCGCAGCTGGCCCAACTCAAGCAGCAGGCCGAGGCCCTCGCCCAGGCGAACCACGACGATCTACGCGGCCATGTGTCGACCCTCGCCGCCAATAACTGGTACGGGCGCCTGGCGCGCGGCGGCATCCATGACTTTGACGGGACTGGTCCCAGCGGCAGCTACATCAAGGCCCGCGTGCTGCCGCCCGAGACCGACCAGATCATGCGCGACTACATGCACACCCAGCCGGCCGACGCGCTGCCGCACTACTTCCAGGGCGCGGCGCGGCGGCTGGCTTTTGCCGAGCGGTTTGGCGCCAATGGCGAGGACCTCAACAAATTGCTCAATGCCGCCGTCCAGGGCGGGATGCGGATCGAGGACGTGCGGCGGCTGGAGAACCTGGTCGACATGGCGCTCGGCCGGGACCACGCTAGGGGCAACGCACCGCTGATGCGCCTCTCCAATATGATACACGCAGTAGGCTCGCTCGCCTTGATGCCGCGCGCCATGTGGTCGGGGCTCTCCGAGCCGATGAACGCAGCGTTGGTGACCGGCAAGGCGAGTGTCGGGTTCAAGATATTCGCCCAGCAATTTGGACAGCTGATGCGGCGTGCCAACGCCCAGGACTGGACCGAGATCGCGCACTTCCTCAACGTGACGACCTCGGCGATGCACGACAGCATCATGCTAAGCCGCATGGGCGCGGACTATGCCGATCAGCCGGCCCTCAACCGGTTGATGACGCAGTATTACCGGGTCACCGGGCTGACCCAGCTGACCAACTCGCAGCGTGTCGGCGGGGTCGCCGGCAGCAACTGGTTCCTTGCTAAACTGGCGCGCGACTTTAAGAGCAATGACGCTGGCGCGCGTGAGAATGCCGGGCGCTGGATGGGGGAACTCGGCCTGCCAAAACGCATCCACGACGACTTTACCCAGTGGATGCTCGACCTCAACGGCGGCAAGCCGAGCCTCGACCAGCTAAAGAACGACCCGATGGGCAGCGCCTACGGGCTCGCTGTCGGCCGCCTGGTCGACCGGATCATCCAAGACCCCTACAAGATCGATCGCGCGGCGGGGAGCAACATTCCGGTCGTCGGGCTGGCATTTCAGCTGATGAGCTTTAACTACTCGTTCCAGCACAATGTCCTCAACCCGCTGTGGGACACGATCGAGCACTCTTACGGCCAGGCCAAACTGGCGAGCGAAGCGCGCGGCGCTGGTCCCGTCGGCGCCCGGATACGCGGCTACACCGCAGCCGGCGGCAGCATGATGCACGCCGCGGCGATGGTCGGGACAGTGCTCGGGACCGGGCTTCTCGTTAATGCGGTGCGCCAGGCAATCTTTGCCCCGGACCAGTGGGCCAAACACGAGGCGGACGACGATGTCGCCTCGTGGCTGCTCGATCTCACCTTCCAGCGCAGCGGGCTGAACGGCACGCTCGATCCGATCATCCAACTCTACAGCCATCTGCGCTACGACAGCGACATCTCGGCGTTGCTCGAAGGCGCATCGGTTAACTGGCTCGCCAAGAATGCCCAGGACATCATCCAGCCGCTCGTGCGGACCAACGACAGCCCAAACACCAACACGATCTATTACAACCAGGCGCGGGGGATGTTTAACCTGATCGGTGTGCCCGCTGCGGCGATCGGACTGACGATGATGGGCGGGGTCGGCGGGCCGCTCGCCAAGCTCGCTGCCGGCGGCGTACTGCAGCTCGGGACCTCGCCTTACGCGGTCGGCCAATACGCCGAGACCGCAGCTGGCGGTCCCACGGGAACCAAGGCGGCGCCACAGCCTAAGCCGGGACAGCTGCCGTCCCTCCCCGGGCTGCCGGCGTTGCCTGATCTGCCCAAGCTGCCCCAGCCCGGTGAGACTGCTGCGACCGGCGATAGCGGGGCGACGCTGCCGTGGGGACTGCTCGATGATGTTGCGATCCCGGCCTGGCGCTACGGGCAGAGCGTCGCGAGCAAAGTCCCGGGACCGATCAAGGCGCTCGCCGCGGCCGGGGCGCTCGGCTACGCCGTCAACGACTATTTTGGCAAGACCGCACCTTATCGTGAAACGACGGCTCGACAGCAATAAAACCTATAAAACCTAGGGTTGGGTCTTGTGTCTTGTATAACTATCGTTTATTATCAGGATCTTATTGGCCTTACACAAGACACTCTGGGCAAAAAACGGCAGAAAATAAGGCCAAAATAGGGTGAGGTGTGCGAGCCGCACACCTCATGAAAACACCTTACGCTTAAGACATTGAATTATCAGGATATAATGGTGGTGTCTTGAGGCCGTTTTTCCCGCCGCATAGAAGACTTTGCAAGACAAACAACACAAGAAAATCAAAGGTTTTCAATGGGGTCGGTGGACAGAGCTGAACCGTGTAGTGCGGTGTTGTGCGCCAAATCGGGGAAATCGCACAGTTTTGACCCTCTGACGGAGCTTTGGGGCAGTCTCTGAAAGCAAGGCAAACCCTAGGGTTTTTACCGCTCGCACACCTCTCGCACACCAGGGGCGTGTCTGCCGGCAAGACACGGGTTTTGTAGGAGAGACACGCAAACGCCGCCGCGGTACTTCCGTGGCGGCGTTGCGGCGGTCTATTGGTTTACGTCGGCAGCAAGTCGTGCCCGATCGTCGACTGGCAGACGCGCGTGTAGACGCGGATGTAGTCGACATCGAGGCTCTGCGGCATCGCGCTGTCGTCGACCCCGTTGCGGCCGGCCCAGCCGCCGCCGATCGCGAGGTTGCAGAGCACGTAACAACCGGGGCTGGGGCCTTGCCAGTCGTTCCAGTTATAGGTGCCACTCAAGACCGGCTTGCGGTCGCAGTAGATCACAAAATCGGGACGGCGATACCACAGGCTGAAGGTATGGAACCCCTGGGCGAAATCGAACGGGGCCGCCCAGTAGGACCACTGGCCGTTAAAGGTGTCGTCGGTCCATGTCCATGTGTTGTTCTGGTACTCCTCCCATCCAATGCCGCCGCAATGCAGGCTCGAAGTGTCCTCGCCTGCGTTACCGTTATTGACGATCTCCATGATGTCGATCTCGGGCGGCCAAAGTGCGGTCCCGTCGTCGCCGGGTGTGTGCTCGCAGCCGGCCAGCCAAAAACCGGGCCATATGCCTAGACCGGCGGGAGACTTGGCGCGCGCCTCGAAATACCACTCGCTGCCGTTTCCGATGTCGTAGCAATCCTTCGATCGGACCATGCCGCTCGGCCAGAACTCGCCGTTATGCGGCAGCGCGGTCAGGTGAAGCATCGAGCCGTCGAGGACGTGATTGCCGTCCTCGCGAAACCTCTCCCACTCGTCGTTCAAGTAATCCAAATAGCCATCTTGGTAGACGTACCGCGTCCACCATCGCTGCATATCGACGTTGGACGTGCTGAAATTCTCGTTTAGCACGATGCGCCAATCGGCCCCGATGACCATGTTCGCCGGCGGCTCGGCGCGCGGTGTCGCCGACAGCGGCGGCGTCTTCCAGCCGGGGTCGCCGGGATAGACGCGCTTTGGCGCGTGCGCCGGGTAGTCCTTGGGCTGCGGCTTCTTGAGCTGATGACCGTGCATAGAGTTTTCCTTTCGCTATAGATGGCGCTTGTGGATTTCCGGGTCGGCGATGAGCGGGCGTAGGGCCTTTTCGAGGAGGTCTTGCGCGAGCATCAGCGCCTGCAGCGGGGTCTGCCCGACCTGCACCGCGGGCTGACCTTCGCGGTAGATCGTCACGGTGATCGCGCTGTCCGGGTGGGGCGCGGTGACGATGATCCGGGGCGGCATTATGGTCGTAGTTCCTTTCTACGGAGGGCGGCGAGAACGGCGCGTGCCACGTATCGAGCGTCCAGACCGGGCCGCAGCCAGCTTCCAAGGCTGTCAGCCATCACCGCGACCGTCGCTTTTTCATCCGCCAGCAGCGCGCAGACGTGCTCGGTGATAGCGGCTTCGATGGTGCGCCGCCAAGTCTCAGGCCAAAAGACCTTATCGGGGCCAACCTCGCCGCCCATCTTTTCTACGACGGCCTCCGCCCTCTCGCGCGGCGTCATCGTCATCATCCCTTTTGATAGCGCCGGGTGATAAACCCGGCGGCGTCGACCGGCAGCCCCGGTGCCCAAGCCGGGGTCCGCCGCATCGCTGCGAGCATGCGGTCGAGCGTTGGGCCGGCCACATCCTCGGCAACCTCAGCGATCAGTTCGTCATGCACGGTGGCGATCAGCGGGAGGTCTTGCAGCCTCAGCATCGCCTCGGCCAGGACATCGCGGGCAACCGCCTGGGTGATGTTCTCGGCGGTCCGGCCGGGCCAGGCGCGCAGCCGTATCCAGCCGCCGCCGAGCGAGCCCATGTAGGTGAACTCGTCGTAGCCAAAGCCGTTCTGCTCGATCCGCGGATGGCGGTAGACCAGGTGCCTCCCGCTTGGGAGCCGGATCAGGACAGCGCCAGGGCGATGGCTGATCTCGACATAGCCGGAGCGTTCGACCGCGCCTGGCCCCGCCTGGACGCAGCGCATCAGCGCGCGGTGGGTCTCCCACCAAAAGGTCACGATCCGGTGATTGACTGCACGCCACGAGGATACCGCGTCATGGGCTTCGTCTGCGGACAGGACCACGTCATAGCCGAGCGCAGTCTCGCGAAAGCGCTCGTGCCCCATGCCAAACCCGCAAGCCAGGACCAGCACCTTGCCGAGCTGCCGGTTGGACGAGCCGATCCCCGCCGCGGTCGCCACGTAGATGTCGTCGCCGCGGCGGAAGACATCGAGGCTGTCATCCTGGCCGGCGAGCCAGGCCAGCACGCGCGCCTCGATCTGGCTGAGATCGGCGATGGCGAGCCGGTGCAGCGGTCCCGCGATAATCGTTGAGCGCAGACAGGAGGCGACGACGCCGAGCGCGCTGTCCTCAAACAGGAGGTCAAGGTCTTCGGGACAGATCCCGGCGCGGACCAGCCGCAAGGCCGCCGGCACATCCTTGATCGAACCCTTGAAAAAATTCTGATACTGCACCCGCCGGCCGGCCCAGCGCCCGGTGCGGTTGGCGCCGTAATACTGAAAGGTCCCGCGCACCCGGCCGTCATAGGACCGCGCCGCGGTGATCGCGGTGAGCTTGGCGGTTGACGATCGCGAGGCATCCAGCCGGGCCTGCAGCGCCACCCTGGCGGGACCATAGAGGTGTGGGGAGGCCAGCTCGGCGCGCACCGTGGCGCGGCGCAAATCCGGCATGTCAATGCAGCACTCTCGCATGAGCCAGTCGCGCAGCTGCGCGACCTGGTTGAGCGAGCGCACCTGGCCTCGGGTCAGCCGGGCGATCTGGTCCCGCAACTGGTCCTGGGCCGCAACGGTCAGCGCGTAGAGTTCATCGACAAGACGCAGGTCAACCCCGATGCCGCGCTGGTTGATCGCGTGATCCAGCTCAAAGAGCAGCCGCTCGCGCGGCGACAGCTCAGGGACCCGGCGGTCGAGTTCGCGCTCGGCCAGGACATCCTGCGCGCAGTACTCGCAGAGCCGCTGGAACCGCGCCGGGTCGGTCTCGTGCCACCAGGTCAGCGGGCTGTGACTGCGCGGCCGGGCAAAGCGCAGCATCAGGTCGCGCGCGGTGGGGTCCTTCTGGATGGGCAGACGCAGCGCCCGCCCGGCGAGATCGAGCGAAGCGGGATACCCGGCCACCAAGGCCCGCGCCATGGTGCAGGACCAATGGGACAAGGGGATCGGGGGCCAGCCTTGGGCGACCAGTTTCTGATGGTAGAGGTTGAACTCGAAAAGATAGTTATGCGCAACAATGGTGGCCGCGGCGGGGTGGCCCATCACTCGGTCGAAAACCCACGGGATCGGGCCGCCAGTCCAAGTCTTCACCGGGGCGTCGTCGATCGCGAAGCATAGCACCGTGATCCGCGTGTCGGGGTGCTCGGCGTAAGCGTGAACCCCGGTCTTGCGCAGATCGACGGTCGAGGTGGTCTCGAGGTCGAGGACCAGGCGCAAGGGATTAGTCCTCTTCTTCCGATGCAGGCCCCGGATCGATCGGGTTCAGCAATGTCTCGATCGAGCGCGGCTTTTTCCCCGGTTTGACAAAATCACCGCCGAGATAGGCCGGGATACGCAGCGACCGCACCCCAAGACGCTGACCTTTCATAATGCTGCGCACCTCTTGCCTGATCCGCTGGCGCATGGCCTCGGTGACGACAAACACCTCACCCTCGCACCACTTCAAACAGCAGGACGACCAGCCCCCAGCTGGCAATGGCGAGGGTCACGATCAACGCCAGCAACGCCAGGCGCGCGGGACAGGACCATTTGTCCGGGCGCGGGTTCTCGGGCGAAAAGAGTGGCCTGCCGTTGTAGATCAGCATCAAAACGGGATTTCGTCGTCGACCAGCGCTGCCGCGCCGGGGCCGTCGTAGTCGTCGAAATCCGCCTTGGCCGAGCGCCGGCCGTCGAGCCGCTCGCCGTCGGTGCGGCAGATTTGCAGGTTGTTCAGCGCAAACGAGACACCGCGGTTACCGCTCTGGCTGTACCAGAAGGGCGAGACGGTCGCCCGCGCCAGCTGTCCGGGCCAGATGTCCTCGGGCACGATGATCTCGTTGCGGTTGGCGTCGACCACCCCGGGGCGGCTCTTGGTCCACGGCGAGATAAACATGCCGTTGGGGATGTCGTAGCCCTTGTAGGACTTCTCGTTACAGGGGCGAAACGGCGAGCGCAGACTGGCGAGGAACTGCTTGTCCTGGCTCTTGCCAGGGTTCTTGTCCTCGATCTCTTCGAGCACGGCGCGACGCAACGCGGCGTAAGCCGGATCACGCTGCGCGGCCTGGTCAAACAACAGGCTGCACTGATAGACCGGCTCGCCACCCGGTGCGCGGGGGCGTGGCGAGAACAGCACCGGGAAAGACAGGACACCGATCGGGGTGCGAAGTGAAACAGCCATTTTAGTCGTCCTCCTCATCATAAATTTGTTCAAAAAGCCGGTCAGCGCCGCGCTCCATCGCGGTGTTGAGCGATCGCAGAAACCGATACATCGCCACCCCTTCGAGGTCGGTGCAGGTTTCAAAACGAAGCTCGACAAGCTTGAGAACCACAGCGACGCCCATCATCGACCGGGTCTGCGCAAGCTGATCCGCGGTGAAGCACAAGCGATCGATCTGGCGGTCATTCATCGGCGAACTCCTCGGCAGCAGTGGTGGTACGGCCAAGTTTGACGCCCGAGCTGCGGGCCGCGACGAGCCCTTGCCGGGTGATATCCGTCCATTGCCGACGCCCCGCGCTGGTGCGCGCCAGCTGCTTTTCAAGCTGGGCTGGGGACCGCAGCCGGGTCTCCAGGACCGCGGCACGGGTCACGCCGAGCTTTGCCAGTGCGTCCTCGATCGTGTCCTCGTCCTGGGTCCACTGACGGGTCGGGCGGGTCGGGACCAGTTCCCAGCCAGGGATGGGGATTTCTTGCCTGAGTTGATCGAGCGCGCGATCGCGCAGCGCGTTGATCCAGATTTCAGCGCGCGCCGCGGTATCGAGCGCCACAGCCAGGTTCTCACCATCGTTTGGGATGTCAGCGAAGTCGCGCTTCGCCATCTCGACCGCGTCCTGGTGCAGACGGGGACAGCCGTGCGCGACCGGGCAGAACCGGCACCAGGAGCCGGGGTTGAGCGGCGCGTCAGGCGTAGCGCAGAGGTCGACGCCGGGGATTAGGACATCGCCGATCCACATCGAAAGGTCGACCGGGGCGATTTCCCAGGTCTTGATCGGCGGGCCTGGCGCGTGCGGTTGGACAATCGTCAGCTTGATCAGCTTCAGCTTGTCCCACATCGCCGGGGTGATCGAGCCAGCGGCGTAGTAGAGCAGCTGCGGGTTTTCGACCGGGCTCACCGGGACGCCAGCGCCGTTCTTGTAATCGACGATCTCAAGGGTGTCGGTGTCAGGGTCGATCGCCCTGACATCGACCGTACCAAACAGCGGGACCGGCGGCGGGCTTCCAGGGAAGTAGTGATCGAGCGAGACCTGGACCTCAACCTCGGTCAGGCCGCGGTCGATGCTGCGGATGTAGTGCAGCATTATGTTGACACCGTCGATAAAGTCTTGATCGACAGTGATCGTGTGACCAGTCTCCTGATCGTTATATTGGCCGAGTTGTGAAACGTCGGCCTCTGCCGTATGTCGCCAGCAGGCTTCAATAAGAGTGTGCGCCAGGCTCCCGGTCGCCGCGTAGATCGACGGCGGCCGGTGCGGGAGCTGCTGGCTGAGGGCAAACGAGCCCGGGCAGTTCAGCCAGCGATGGGCGCCTGACGCCCCCAGGAGCGAGTGCGCGGTCATTTTACGAGACACTCATGGCGCTTGAGGTCCGGCGGCAGCTGCCTGGTGACACCAAACATCGTGCAGATCGGCCGGTCTTGCTTGCGATGGTCCTGGACCACGGGACAGTCCGGTCGATGCGCGAGCATGTAGCCGGGCCTGTCATCGTCCTCGGTCAACGCGATATCGCGGGTCACTGCGGTCATAAGGCGGCCGACGGGAAGGTGCCGGGCACCGTCGCATCGATCTGTGGGAGCGCCGGCAGCTGAAACCAGCCGTAGCCCATCTTGACCGTCAGCCGCCAAATCGTGCCGTCATCCGCCAGCGCGTAAAGGACATCCCGGTTTGCGCTCTCACTCCCGGCAGCCGTGGCGATCTGCGTGATCACACGAGCCGCGCGCTGAGCAGGACCGGTGTTGCTCATTGGCGCAGCCCCACGCTCTGCGCGACTTCCATGACGCGCTGGTGGAAGGCGTGACCCTGCTCCACCGGCACGTCGTAGAACTTCGCGACGCCGTATTCCTTCTGCAGCGCCTTGACCTCGGCGACTTTGCCGGCGGCGTAGATTTCACGGACGATGGCGAGGCCCTGATCACGGGCTTCGCTGGGCGACATCGCAGGGTCGGCCAGGCCCATATCGTCGTCCTGGTCCTCGGCGGCGCCATTGGTCCCGACTGGTCCTGCAAGGTCGGCGAGCCCGGTCGATACAGGACCAGCTTTGGCGGCCTTGGCGGCACGCGCGTTCTCGGCCGCCTTCTGACGGTTGGTCTTGACCGCGGCCGGCGGCGGCGGCGCGTCCTCCTCCGGCGGTTGGTTGACCGGCGGCTCCTCAACCGGCGGCGGCGCCTCGCTCGGCTCGCGCGGGTCAGACGGCGTCACCTGAAGCAGCCGCGCCAGCAGCACGCGATCCGCGGGGACGCCGGTGTCCAGGCTGAGCGCGACGGTCAGGTGTACCTGTGTCATCATCAAGGTCTCCCGTTAAGTGACTGATCTCGGCGGCTTTGCGCCGAAACACCTGCATAATCTTTTCGTCGAGCGTGCCTGGCAGATAGAGAAAGCTGGCAAGGACGCTGTCGCGCTGTCCCAAACGGTGGGCACGCCCGATCGCCTGGACGTTCTCGCCGGGGACCCAGCTAGGTTCGACGATCGCCACCTCGGATGCCGCGGTCAGGGTGATGGCGGTCCCGGCGGCGAGGATTTGTCCCAGGAAGACCCTTGTGTGCGGATCGTTCTGAAAAGCTTCGACCGCGGCCGCACGGTCCTTGGGAAGTGTGTTGCCGGTGATGATCGCGGGCTTGAACTCGGTGAGCCCGCGGTGCAGCAGATCGATGACGCTGTGATGCCAGGCGAAGACGAGGATTTTGTTCGTGCTATCCAAGCGCTCGCGTATCCAGTCGATCGCGGGACCGGTCTTGATCAGGCCCAGCTGCTGACGCAGGCTCGCCGTCCGGGCATCTGGCTGCGTCAGCAGGCGCAGGACCTGGTCATCGTCGAGCCCGGCGAGGTTTTGGGACAGCTGCGCTATCGTAACCGCGTCCATCGCGCTAACGCTGGTGGATGTCGGCGTCAGCAGCGGGATATCCTGCAGCTGCAGCGGCGGCAGCTCGGTCAGTACGTCGCTCTTGCGGCGACGCAGGACCACATCCTTTAGTGCGTCACGCAGCTTGGCCTGGTTCTTCGAGCCGGTGACCTGGCGCCCGAACACGGTGTCACGGTAGCGGGTGTAGTGGTCCTCGAAAGCCGCGAGACTGCCATTACCGGGCAGGGATGAAGGCCAGAAAGTGCGACAGTGTTGGTACAGCTCGCCCGCGTGATTTGGTGTCGGGGTCCCGGTCAGCAGGATCACCCGCCTGGCGTAGGCTTGGAGCCCCTTATCCTGTCCACGGCGGCCATAGAGCGCGATCGTGCGGTTTGATGGGTTCTTGAGGTAGTGCGCCTCGTCGCAGATCAGCACGTCCCAGCTATGCTTAGCCAGCTGGCGTGCAAAGTAGAAGCTGCGCTTGGAGAAGTCGTCGTACCCAATAACCAGGATAAGCGGCTGCAGTGCATTACCCAGGTCAACCCGGTCAAGCCGCTCGGGAGAAAAGCCGGGGCCAGGTTCAATAAGACGGACAAAGGGCTCCCACCGCGGCAACCACTTAAAAATCTCCTGCTGCCACACCCGCCGGGCGCCGGCTGGGCAAACGATCAGGACACGCTTCGCGTCGATATGCTCGGCTGCGAGCAGCGCCTGCAGGGTCTTACCGAGACCCATCTCGTCGGCGAGCAGAACCGCGCGGTGTTGTGTCAGGCTGCGGACAAGCCAGTCGACGCCTTTACGCTGATAGTCCCGCAGTGGTGGTGTGGTCGTGCCCACGAAAACCCCTTTCCCAACAAGATGTTAGGTGTCTTAGAACAGACCTTGGGTCAACAGGGGCTAATGTGAGGTGTCGGTGCGCGTGCTGTCAAGACAATAAAATCACGCGACACGCTACACGCCTTGTAGAGCGCCAAACCGAGCCAGCAACGCCGCCTCGGCGCGGCCGTCATCGCGCACGCGTGAAAAAGCAGCGGCATTTGCCGGGAAGATACGCGAGGCGACCAGCCGCGCCTCGTGCTTGTCGGCCCCCAGGCGGAAATACTTTTTCCACTCGTGGGGCGTGACCAAGACTACCGGGACCGCGAACGCGGCCAGCACGCCGCGCGCCAAGCCGTAGGCGACGCCAAACGAGAAGCTGCTGCTGGTCCCTTGCTTGGGCCGCGCATGGACGCGCTCGATCCAGGCGAAGTCGGGTGTCCACTCCTGCATGATCAACGCGATCCCGGCTTCGCTGATCTGATAGCGGACCAGGCGTCCGACGCGCACCGGCATGGTCGGCATGTCGGCGACGGTGAGCGCGTCAAGGTCGGTGTCGTAAAGGGCGAAGGCACCGTGCGCGCCGGGGTCGACCCCCAGGACGCGCATCAGCCGAACTCGGCATCGTCGGTCAGGAACTCGGCGAATTGCCAGCCCTTCTGCGCGATGATGTACAGGACAAGACCCAGCCAGCGCGCCGGTATTGTCGTGCGCTGAGACCACATTTGGACGGCGTTGTAGCTCAACCCGTGGTCCGGCTGGTAGTATGTCAGCGCGTCTAGCAGGCCCTTGGGTCCCCCAAACATACGAAAGACGTGCGAGACATCAACGACAACCATGATCCGTGTTCCTTGTGCATGTTCGGTGTCCCCCTAGCACCACAGAACATAGGGTGAAACGAGCCGTTCGGAAAGAGCGGATCGCGATTTTTTGACGCACGCCCAGAACGCATAAAATCCCACCTATGCCATATCATGTGATGAGAACACCACAAGATGTTGACATGTGGGGGTGTTGTGTGGGGCGTAACCCTAGTGAAACCTAGCGTACATACAGCTTACACACCACAAGGTGTTGTGTTTAGCGACATATGAGACTATATCACGAAGCACGCTAGCGCACAGGGTTTGGAGGCGACCTGATGATGACCGATCACAACACCGCGATGGACACACAAAAAATAGTTGCACAAGTCACACCACACCGCCACACTCCACCAGAGACACGACAACAAGTTGTGTCCGTTGAACGGGAGGAGGCGACCCCCAATGCCGAGCCTCGGACTAGAAAAAGAAGTCGACGTAACACGACTGCCTGGCAACCCCCTGTTAAACCCGAGTACAAGCCGTTTGCCGATGCGCTGCGGTCAGCCATGGAGCGGCTCGATATGAGCGCGTCCGAGCTGGCCCGGCAGATCTGGGGCACGACCGTCGACAACCGCGGCCGCACCGTCGCACGCAACCGGGACCGCGTCGGGCACTATCTGGCCGGGACGAGCTATCCCGAGCCGGATAATTTGGAGAAGCTGGCGAGCGCGCTGGGTGTCCCCGTCGAGACATTGACGATCGAGCGCCCGGCGGGAGCCCCGGCGCCGCGCGGGGCACGGTCGACGACAGCCGCCAGCACCGGGACGCTGAGCATGACCTCACTCCCGGCTCAGCCGACCAAGATCAGGCTGGTGGTGGACCGGGTGATCCCCTGGGAAGTTGCTGACCACATCCACCGGTTGCTCAAACAAGTCGAGATCGGTGAGGCGGTGACGATCGACGAAACTCTCGGCGAGATTGTTGGCGGCACTGATACCGAGACCAAGGCGGAGACCAGGACCGCTTGACATATCTGACGCAGCAGGAAGCCGCGCAGCGGCTGCGGTGCTCGGTTCACACCATCGCGCGGCATCGACGTTTTGACGGGCTGCCCTGGTTGCCTGGGCGGCCGGTATTGATACCCGAAAAGGAGTTTTTAGCGTGGTTACAACAACGCATCATTCGATCGATATCGGACCCTACCGCAAGATCAGGCTCAGACCGACGCCGAACGCGCGCGGGTATTACGAAATCTGGTACTGCGACGCGGACCGGGACTACTGCACGGTCAAGCACAGCTGCAAGACAAAGGACTATGACGAGGCTAAGGCTTATTTCCCGACGTTCTGCGACCTCGCGCGGGACGAAGCCCAGTCGGGACCAATAGCCAAGCCCAAGCCGACGATCGACACGCTGTGCGAGGCGTGGCTCGCTGACGCCGCACGCATCGGCAAACACGAAAGCAATGGCTATGTCCTGCGGCCGGTGCGGCGTCTGCTCGGGCATCATCGGCCGAGCGATCTGGTCGTCAACCCGGCCCTGCTGCGGAGCTACCACAGCCAGCGCAGCGGGCTCAGCAACTGGACGGTGCGACGTGAGGTGGGCGCGTTGCAGACCGTTCTGCGCTGGGCTGTCGAGGAAAAACTTATCGACCTCGCCGAGCTGCCGTCGTTCACGCGGGGGGTGATACCGCCCAAGGGACTGGCGCGGGACCGGTTTCTCGACCGCGCGCAGGAGCAATGGTTTTGGGACCAGGCGATGGCGTGGGGCAGCGCGACGCACAGCCATCCCATGCTACGGGCCAGCGCGCCACGGTTGCGGTTGTTTGTCGCCCTGGCGCTGGAGACCGCCGCACGACGCGGCGCGATCCTGGAGCTGACCTGGGACCGGGTGGACCTCGTACTCGGCTTGATCGATTACAATATCCCTGGCCGCCGCGAGACCAAGAAGCGCCGGGTCAAGGGTATGCCGATCTCCGATCGCCTGCGGCCGATCCTGGAAGGCGCCTGGCAACAGGCGCCCAAGGATGGCAGCGGGCGGGCGATCGGGCGGGTGTTTGACGCCAGCCGGATCGAGCAGGCGTTCCGCACCTTTACCGCGGCGATCGGGATGGAGTGGGTGACGCCGCATGTGCTGCGGCACACCTGGGCCTCGCTCGCGGCGATGTCCGCCGTGCCGTTGTTCGATATCTCGAAGATCATGGGCGACACGCTGCAGACGATCGAGGACCACTACGCGCACCTGCACCCTGATCATCTGCGCAAGTCGATCAACTTCAAGCACCCGGCGCCCACGCTACGGGCGGTCGGATAGGAGCCAGGAGCACATGAACGCGCCTTTTTGGAGCCCGTACGCCAGCATTATCGGGATTGTCATCGCCCTGTTTGTCCTGATGGGGATCGCCGAGTGGGTCTTCCCCATTGTCTATTTTATCATCACCAAACAGCACGCAAAACGCGGCCTTTGGGAACGCGTGCTCGACAGGGAGCCGTGAGGATGACCGTCAAGGAAGAACACCAGAGCCTCGACAAGAGGCAGTTTATCCAGCGCGTGCGCAGCGACCTGCACCGGTTGACCGGGCGATCGTATCACGTCGACTGGGGCGCCCTGGATATCGGTAGCCTGCGGGCGCTGGCGCAAGCTTTTGACGATCTTGAGCACGAACAACGGGCGACACAGCTGCGGCCCTGGCCGTGGCGACGGTGATAGAGGTAGGGGTCAATGAAAAAACGACTACCAATGGGCTGGGACCAAAGCGATCTAGACGAGATCGTCGCGAGGTTCAGCGACGCACATCCAAAACTATACGAGGCCGCCGAAGCGATCCTGGCCGAATACTCCGTCTCGCGCAGGATGTACCACGAGTTGGCGCGCGTCTGGATGATGGAGTTGATCGACCGGCATCGCCGCCCCGAAGCCTACGCCGAAAAGGAGGAAGAGGACGACCCGGAGCTGCTGGCGGCTCTCGAAGCGCAAATGCGGGAGCGCCGAATAGTTTAACGTTGGCGTAGCACCTTGAACGTCGAAAGGGCGCCCGCGAGGGCGCCCTTTCATTTTTCGCGACACGACCGCGAGCCTACCCGAGAGGGACACCACTCCCAAACGGAAGGGAACGGGCAACAGAGCCACCCGCTCGCGATCACATATGGCAAATCCCAAGCCATTTGGCAAGCTTTCCCGCTTGCACGGCCCCGGCCCACAGGTGCAGGGTTCCGTGTTGTGCGCAACAAAAGTGACGCACAACACGCGACACGCCACCGGAGCCCAAGACCATGGATCAGCCTGCGCCGCAGCCTGCGGCTGTCCCGAGCATCTTTACCAATGAGATTTTCCTACGCGCCGGCTTTGGTCCCGACTGGGGCCGGGTCAAGGTCGTGCTGATCGCCGGTAATCCCGAGAACCAGCAGCCCGACGCGTGGCGCGCCTACGATGCCGCGGATTACCTCAAAGCCCCGCACGCGCATCTCAACACGTATTTCAGCGTCGGGGTGCAGACGGGACCAAGCCGCGGGCTCGCCGGGTTTGAACGCATCCGGGTGATCGTGCTGGACGACGTGGGGGTCAAGGTCGACCTCAAGAAAGCGATCGATCTCTTAGGGACCAACCCGAGCTACATCACGGAGACCTCCCTTGGAAACTGCCAGGCGGGATGGTTTACCGACATCGCGTCACGCGACTGGGCGCTGGGCCTGGTGACCGCGCTCTACCGGGCGCTCGGCGCCGGTGACAACATCAAGAACCTGGTCGGGCTGATGCGCTTGCCGGTGGGGACCAATCACAAACCGAAATGCGGTCCCGGGGGTTTTAAACACCGGCTGCGGGCGTGGAACCCGGACCAGCGGATTAATACCCTCGACTGGATCGCCATCGAGAAGCGCCTCGGCGGGGTCACACCGATCGCGAAGATACTGAGCCAGTCCTCGCGGACGATGCCAGATCCTCTGGAGATCGAGGACGACGCGATCTTGCAGGCTTTTCGCATGCTTGGCGCGGTGCAGGGCCTTGGCCGCCACATGACGATGGGCTGGGGGTTTGATGTCGACTGCCCGTGGATCGCGGAGCACAGCGAGCGCGTCCATGATGGGACCAGCTACGTGCCGGTCCATCAGCGGTTCCACTGCCATCATGGGCACTGCCAGGACCGCACGATGGGTGATGTGCGGGAACGTCTCAGCGAGCTGCTCAAGCGGGACCACGGGACCACGCTGGCAACGCTGGAGTTTGACGATGTCGATCCAACAAAGGTCCGGCGCCCCAGCTTGGTCGGCTTTGCCGCCAGCACTGACGAGGTACTCGATCCGTGGGATGAAAAAGCGCCGCCGCTCTGGCCCGGAAATATCTTCCCTGCGATCATCGAGGACACACTTGCCGAACTGGCGCAACGCGGCAGGCTCGATCACGCGGCGCTCGGAGCGACGCTCATGGCGACGGCATCAGGTGCAGCGGACAAGCGCGTCCTGCTGCAGCCCTATGCCGGTGACGCCTGGACCGTGCGACCGAACCAGTGGGTCATGCTGGTCGCCGAGAGCGGTCTGCGTAAAACACCGTTGCTGCATTACCCGTTGAAGGTGCTGCGGGACCAGCACGACGAGCGCATGCGGCAGTACGGCCGCGAACTGGCGGTGTGGCGCAAGCTGCCGGGGGCGCAGCGACAGCAACTGCCGCAGCCCGATGTGCAGGCGCTGCTGGCGCAGGACCAGACGATCGAGAAGCTGCAGGAGATGATGGCATCCAACCCGCGTGGCTTGCTTTATGTGCGGGACGAACTGGCGGCGCTGTTTGGCGGGTTTGGGCGCTATTCCGCCGGGGCAGGCGGGGTCGACCGGGCGTTCTTCCTGGAGAGCTATGACGGCGGCAGCCACACCGTCGGACGGATGTCGCGGACGGCGTTTATCGATAACTGCGCTCTGTCGATCCTGGGGACCATTCAGCCGTATCGGCTCGCTGACTTCAAAGACCTCGCCGATGACGGATTTCTGTCCCGGTTTGGCTACCTGCTGCTTCAGAAGGGACAGGGCGCGGGGCAAAGCACCCTTACGCCTCCCGATGTCTCGGCCATCGATACGACGATCGGGCGGCTGCTGCAGCTGGGGGCGTTCGACCCCTATCGCACTGATGCAGCGGGCGAGGCGCTGATCCGTGCGACCGAGGCAGACTGCGAGGCGATCGTGCAGCCACCAGGCATCGGCCCCGGGTATCGCGGGTTTCTTCGCAAGCTGCACGGATTGCAAGCCCGTACCGCCTTGCTGCTACACCTGATCGACGGTGGGACTGATGCTGTGGTCCCCGAGGATACCGTCGCACGCGCCGGGAGCTATGTGAGGCTGCTGCTGGGACACGCCGAGGTCTTCTACGAGGGGTTCCCAGGGTCGCACTATCAGGTCGCGCAAGCGATTGCGGGTTATCTGCTGCAGCGCCCGCAAATACGCCGAGTGCTGTCGTCGCAGCTGGCGCGGGATGTCGGCGCGGTCAAGCGGATTGGGAAAGGTCAGTTGAAGGAGCTACCAGGCATCATGGCCGTGCTGGAGCTATGGGGCTGGGTCAAGCCGGAAACACCTTATCCGAGCAACAACGTATGGCGGGTCCGATCGGGTCTTGAACGTCTTCTGGTCGCGCGCAGGGCACAACTGACACAACAAGATGTGGAGCATGAACAAGCAAAACACAGGATGGGTCTGTAAAACGAGAGAAACGAGATAGGTTTGAGGGTAAAAGGGTTTTTTGAAAGGCCTTATATATATATATAACAAGATGAAGTTTGAAAAAAAAAATTTCGCGCGCGTATCTCGTTTCTCTCGTTTTGAAACCGCTTTTGAAACCGCCGTAGGACGAGGGGACCACAAGATGTCATTGGACGTGGAAGAAGCGCGGCACTTGCAGGAAGGGGATGGTCCTGAGAGTGACGCGTATTGGGCGCGAGCGGGACGAGGTCAGAGCGAGAGATACAAGAAGCTGCTGCTGGCGGCGCGAGAGCGGATCAGGATGGTCAGTCGTGCCAAAACCGCCGTAGGACGTGATGGGGCAAAATCGTAGGACCAGGGCATGGGCCGTGCCGGTCCTGGTCCTGGCGTTCGGGTTCGTGGCGACCTGGCTCGCGCTTCGGGTGGCGCAACGCAAAACGCCCGGGCAGTGAGCCCGGGCGTTGGAGCATGCAGCGGCGGTAATCAAGCGCGCGGCGGTGGATGCGTCCTTAACCGCAGTACGCGCCGGCACCGGCCGCAACGCCACGCGCGCGGCGTGGCGGGCGCGTCGGACCAGCGCGGCCGGTGCTGACAGCGCGCGGCGACAAGGCCGCACACGGTGAGCCCCCGGCCGTCGCGTGCGAGGTGCACGCGACGGGAACCGGGACTATTCATCGTCCTCACCATAGTAGGTTAGGCCGTCGACATCGTAGATATCGGAGCCATCGATAAGAACATAATGGCAGTCGTTTTTTCTGGCGTATTCAAAAACTATTTTAAGACGTAGGCTGTATGCGTTTAATTCTTGTTCTTCATCTTCGTCGAAAGAGCCATCAGCGCGTCGCTCTGGAACATATATCAAAAGCATTGGGCCCTCATTGTTGTTTGCGATGATGAAGCCACTTTCGGCTAGCTCTGTGACATCCGTACGCATGAGGTGGCCTGTCGAGATGGTAAGAAGGTTTGTGATCATCAGTTGTTGCCTTTCATCGTGTCGCTTGCCTGCCATCATCAGCCCGCGGCCGGCAAAATGCCGCAGGGACGCGCGGCCGGTATCCGACCGCGCGTTTCGGCAAAGCGCGATCAGTCGGCGGCCATCGGGTTGGCGTCCTCCAGCATGGCGACCAGCACGCCGAGCCCGGTCGCGGCGAGCTGTGCCAGGTCTTTCACGTTGACGCTGTAGCGCGGCGGAAACGCTGCTACGACCTGATCGCAGTTGATGCCGATACCCACAGGCTCAACGCCATGATCCTGCGCGATGGCGCAGGCGGCGCGCACGCCGGCTGCCCTGTAGTTGCACTCGCCATCGGTGAGGCAGAGCAGGATGTGCCGTGTCGCGTTGACTGCGGCGAGCATGCGCGAGCACTCGATGATCGCCGGCGAGAGCGGTGTCGTGTTTTTCCCTTCGATCGCGGTGATTGCAGCGGCGCGATCGTCGGTGCGCACTTCCCAGGGCTTAACGACGGTGAGCAGCGCGGTTCGCGGATCTGTATCGCCCGCGTGAAACGCGACGATAGCCACCTTGCCGTTCGCTGCCTCGGCTGCCCGGGCAATGTGCCATGCGGCGCATTGCGCGATCGCCATGCGCGACTGGCCGTAGGGGTATCGGCCCTCGTTCATTGACGAGGAACCATCGATGAGGATCAACACGGCGGTATCGATGCCGGGCGCTTCCTCGCGGCGGGTGTAGACATCGAGAGCACCCGTCCGCATGCGTGCCAGGGCTCGCCTGTCCAACCGGCCGCTGGTCTCGCGGTGCGTTGTCTGGCGCATTTCCTCGGAGACCAGCAACCGCGCGATCTGACCGTGCAAGACCGCATTGCGCGGCAATAGCTGGGTCAGCACCTGTCCTGCCATCAGGTTTTCCGTAGCCGGAGCATTGGCGCGTTCTGCCGTGCTGGTGACGCGGTTGCGCACGGCTGACAGGTGGCTGGTCGGAAAAACCCCGTGCCCGTTTACCGTTGTCGTGCCGTTGCGCTCGGCGATCGCGTTGACCGTCTTCGACAGGTCGGTATCGGTCGCGATGCCGCTGCCGCTGCCGCTGCCGTTGCCCGTCTGGGCGTCCTGGGAGCCCTGTTGCCCGTCCTGGGCGTCCTGGGAGCCCTGGGAGCCCTGTTGCCCGTCCTGGGCGTCCTGGGAGCCCTGGGAGCCCTGTTGCCCG